TCACCATTGGCCCGAGAAGATGCAGGTCAGTGCTTCGATACCGCTGAACTTCCACAGCGAGTCGTTACAGTCTCTGGCGAATGCATGGGCGTTCGAGGCGGTGAGGGCCAGGACCACGGCGGAGGCGTAGACGATTTTCTTGAATGACATGGTGAATCTCCTTTTTCGTATCGGCACTTTCTTGTAAGAGCCACCCCGACGAGGATGGTCGTGCGCACTATAAGCCTGGCCTCGGTAGCAGACGATTAGGGCTGGTGTGCTAATGGCGAATACGCATCACCCAAGGCCGCGGGCGAGTTGCACAGGGCTTACACCCCCCTCTGCGAAGAACGCCAAGCCAGATCAGAAGTTGCAGTTGTATTGATACTCGAAGGGGAAGAACACCGTATCGACCACCAGGGAAAACGGCGCGTCGATCAGTAAAAAGGGAATCAGCTTTCCATGGGAGGTGCCTACCAACCACCAGTCCAGGCGCACGCCCTTGTAGGGGCAAGGGTGGTCGTAGTCCATGCGCATCGCCACCGCGGCGCAGCCGCTCAAGCAACTGATCAGCAGTAACAGAATCACTTTCCGAAACACGTAATGTCCTTATTACATCCATCTGCGGAGCGGCGTAGACGTCTCTGCAATACGCCCGTCACCACTTCCCAGTGGTGATGAAAGAGAAATACCTCCGCCAGCAGAAAGGCAGCCTCTCAACCGCGTAAATCGCAGAGCGGATTTGAATGTGCGAACCGGAAACGAACAAGGGTTTGCATCAGCTTTCGCCAGCAAACCCTTGAGATAGATGGTGCCCGAAGCCGGAATCGAACCGGCACGCCCTTACGAGCGGGGGATTTTAAGTCCCGTGGCTATAATATGCAAATCAACAACTTAGATTAATTTTCGTGCCGCAATTGAAGAAAAATAGACGCATTGGAAGCCAATAGAATCAAGGCGTCTATTATTTTTGCGGCAAGAAAATCACCCTCCTCCGGCGTCCTGCCGACCGAACACAATCCCCTCATTCAACACGACACCACCACGACTGAGCATAAAAGGCATCGCCGATCTGCTCGATCCCATTCAAGTTCATTCCCCTCTGGGCCATCCCTGTGACTTTCACGTCATGAAGCCGCGGGAGAATGTCAGGCCCAGGGCCTGGATTGAAAACCCAAGCACTGAAAGCCGCTCGGCCCAGCTCCTCGTTCTGGCACTCGTAGATGTGAATGTCGCCGCGTATCGGTGGCGTTCGCCTCAACTCTTCCTTGGTAAGCGCAACGCCCAGGAATCGGCGCGGAGTGATCAGGAAGTACATCGCAAACCTCAACACTGTATAAAAACACAGCATATTACCCACACCGTCCCGACCATCAATCGGGTGCTGACGAATGGCCTGCCCGTTGGTCTACGTTGAAAGAAGTGGACCATCACTTCGGAGGCGAGCATGTGCGGACGTATCGCTCAGTACCACGGCATTCACGACTTTGTGGCCGTGCTCAGCATGCCAGGAGCCTTGATCAACACCGCCGGCGATCAGCCTCTGGGGCGGTACAACGTGCCGCCGACAACTCAGGTCGCCCTGCTCCACATGGAGAATGGCGCGCTACATGCCGACCTTCTCAGGTGGTCTTGGAAACCGCATTGGGCAACCAATCGAGCCGAGCCCAATGCCCGTTCCGAAAAGGTCGCGCACAACCCCTATTACCGGGCGGCCTGGCCAAATCGAGCGATCACGCCAATAGACGGATGGTTTGAATGGCTTGTGGAGGAAGGTGGAAAACAGCCCTACTACATCCGGCGAAGTGATGGCTTGCCCAGCCTGTGCGCGACGATAGGCCATTGGCCGCATGCTGACGAGCCTCCTCGGGAGCACGACGGCTTCGTGATCATCACCGCGGACTCCGCCGGCGGCATGGTCGACATCCACGACCGGCGGCCTGTGGTTCTGGCACCTGAGCTGGCCCGAGAATGGCTGGATCCGGCAACACCCAAGGAGCGGGCCGAGTTGATGTTGATGCACCAGGGCGAACCGTCCGAAGCGTTCGAGTGGTTCAAGGTCGACCGCGCCGCGGGCAACACGAAGAACCAAGGGTCTCACTTGATCGACCCTATCGGCGAGATTCATGGAGGAGCATTCGTGAATAACGGCTGATCGAACCGATCAGCGAGTGAGCGCACGCACATACGCCTGGCAGGCCGCCAGAGCGATCAGTCCTTGGTCGCCGTCGTCGGTGATTCTGACAATTCGTTGAGCATGCGCTGGGTCAAGTCGGGCGCACGGGGCTCCATGAACCAGGCCGCTGGTGGCGGTGGCGGCAGGCACGTTGCTACAACTGGCTGTATCCGCGGCGTCGACAAGGACTGACAGCCGTAGATCGGCAGTAGCAAGGCGATCGCGCAGGCGAACTTGGTCTTTCTGAACATTTATCAGTTCCTGGTGGTGGGATTGATCGGCAGTGGCCAGGCGCTGCTCGAGCGCGAGGCGTTTGTCCTGCTCGGTGCGCTGCTGGGTGGCAGCGGCCAAGGTCAGTTGGTTCAGCGTTTCGCCGTGGGAGCGGGCCTGCTCCGCCAGTTGCTGGCCGTAGCGCCAGTCCTGCACCTTCCAGGCAGAGGCGCCGCCGGCGGCGATCAACAGGCCGGCCAGCACCAGCCAGCCGACAAGCTTCTGCACCGGCGTCATCACGGTACATCCTTGAAGAAGGCGTGCTGCCCGATGCGTACCGTCTGCTTGGCCTTAGCCGCCCAGGCTGGTGCCTTGGGCATCGTGGTCGCGTAGTAGTGCGTGGCGCCGCTGGTGGGATCGGGCACGGCACCGGCAATCACCTGATCAGCCGCACGCTGGGCCTGGGCGAACTGGCCGGCCGGGATCGGCTTGGCGCCGCTCAGAAACTGGTAGTTTGGGTCATTCTTGTTCCAGCAGCTGAACTGGTACGGCGCCTGGCACACGCCGGCATAGCCCTCGCCCCACCAGGACTTGGCCTTGCCATCGTTGACACGGTTGCGGATCGTCCAGGCCACGGCGATCTGCCCGGCCAGCCCTTCCCCGCGGGCCTCGCCCCACAGTGTGCGCGCGAGGATGTCGCGGTCTTTCTCGGTTGCAGTCATCACTTTTCTCCAGGCAATAAAAAGCCCGCTCAAGGCGGGCGCTTTCGTTGGGGGTGGGTCAGGCCATTTCTTCGGAGGCAAACATCGGAGCTGCAATAATTTCAGGGACAGGCGGCTCAACCGGCCAGGCCGGCGATTCAAACCAGCCCTCCTTGGTGGTGACTTTGCCCAGGGCGAACTTGTAGGCTTTCCAGGTTTTCAGGCTGAGCAGTAACGAAGCGTGCTCAGCCTCATCCTCTGGCGTGGCTTCGCCAGCCTCGATGCCGTAGCCCAGGGTCTCGACCCGATCCGTGATGCGGTCGATCTGTGCCGTGGCCGTTGAGTTGCGACTGGCAAGCTCTGTCTTGGCGAGCGCCAGCCGTTCAGCGGCGGCCTGAGCCTCCTTTTCGGCCCGGGTGACCAACTTCGCCCAGTCGATAACCCCCGTCCGAGCAGGATAAGGTTCTTGCTCGGCAGGCGGCTCATCACTGGGTAGCGGCTGAGGCAAGGCCACCGGCCCGTCGGGCACATTGACGAGCGGAACCGGAAAAGCCTGGGCTTGGCTGTAGTTCTGTGGCAGCGGTAAAAATATAGTCAGGTTCAATTCGCCGCTGAGCCTTTCGACCGGCCCTGCAAACCATGGCGAGTTGATCGCAGCCGCCGGCAACGTGTCGCCATCTGCGAGCGACGAAAAGTTGAAGACCTCACCATTCAACACCAACGAGTCACCCTCTCGGGTAATTGCCAGCAGGCCGTCGCTCCGTATTGGGCGCAATTCAATTCTCATTAAAACCATCTCCCTACCGAAAAAATATTGAACGACAAAACAGAAGTGATCGTTGATGCAGCCGGAGATGCCAAGAACAGGCTGAAAGTATTGCCATTGGTGGCCTCTGCAAGCGGACACCATGCGGCCCTCCCCGCAACGGACGTATCGCGTACTTGAACAAAGAGAAAAGGGGTGCCGATGAACAGCGCAGGCATGTTGCCGATGATCGGACCTGCATACCGGTTCGCAGCTACTGCGCTCCAGCCAGGGGTAACGCTCACATTTTGCATTGTGATCATGAATCCAGAGGCGAACTTTACCCAGGATCCGGCGCTGGATGATCCAGACTCAAAAATTGCGCCGGTCGGAAGGCCGCCCGATTGAGAGACGGTCCCCAAAATCGCAGCTGCAGCGAGCTTTTGTGCTGTCCCTGTCGTATTTCCTGTACCCCCCTTTTCCAAGGGCAAAATGTCATAGTTGCCAGTAGTGCCGAGCGCGGCCATTTTTGTGCCATAGGTGTTAACCCAGTCGCGCACCTGGTCCGCCAGGAGCTTCTGATACCCCTGTACTGGCATGATCGCGTAGGAGGCGCCGGAAGCCGTGGCGCCCTGGTAAGCCGGAGTAATCGAAATCACCGTATCGCTGGCGACGTTACCCAGCTCGTACTGGCGGCCATCAGGGCCGATGAACGCATCCCCCACCCGGGTATTTGCAGCAAAACCAGTTCCGGTTCCGGTAACCGTCGTTGAGCCGTTCGTGACGGCCACGGTCCCCGCTCGAAGCCAAGCCATGGGTTTATCCTTTCGTTGGGCAATAAAAAACCGGCTCATGGCCGGCTGGATACTGCGATGGTTGTCAGTTATTCATCTTGGCGAAGACCGCCGGAAGGAAGAACGCGATCGGATTCGCTGAAGAAATGGTGATCGCGTACAGCGTGTTGTTGGGAAAGTCCCACCAGCAGTAGAGATTCCTGGGAATTGCGCTACCCGAGGTCATGTTCATGCCGAAGTTGTTCAGCAGCAGGAACTCGTTCTGCGGGAAGTTGAACGGCACGGTGTAGTAGATCCGTGTCAGGCCCTGCGGGTCGTGGTCGTCCTTGACGTAGGTCCAGTTCTGGAACGCTCGAGTGAAGGTTGCCGCGGAGGTACCCGAGTCGAATAGCAGCTTTCCGGTGCCGTCCCACAGGCGCGCCCCATACTGTGCCACTGGCTGCGCCGCGAAGGCCGCAACGAAGTAGCGCCCGTTCGGCTGCGCGGTGTCTGCGCTGTAGGCTCGAACATAGAACCCCGTCCAATTCCCCGCAGAACCTGTCAGGCGCATTCGGCAGAGGCCGGCGACGCCATTCACGGTATCGGGCCTGATGAAAACCAGCGGTGGCTCCTGGGACGTCACAGGCCTAACGAAGGTTGTGGTTGAGCCAAGCCCGCCCTCCTCCGTCGGCGCATAGCGCCCTGTAGAGATCACCATCAGCCGCGCGAACTCCGAGTCGAGTGTCACCACGTCGCCGTTGTTCGTGAACTGCATTCCATAGCTCATCAGCTCCACCTCATCACGATCAGTCGCATGGTTCCCGAAGACGTTGTGCTGGCAGCAAACGTGCGGGTGTGGTTGTAGACCCGCACCACCCCGTCCAGCACCTCGGTTTCGAACTGCAGGTTGCTGTCACCGTAGGTACCAATCGGCACCACGATGGCCGTTCCGTTGCTCGGGCCAACGCCAGGCACGGCAAAATCCTGGCTGCTCTTGGGGGCCCCCACCGAGAAGGTGACCAGCGCCGACAGCGCCACCCGGATGGTGAAGGAGTTCTCATCGACCTGGAGCGAACCATCCGCGCCCCAGATCCGAATGCCATAGCTCATGCGGCCAAGTTCCCCCACTGGTAGCGCTTCACGCCGTTTTCATCGAACACCTTGCCGCCGTTGTTGTTGATGACCTGGCGGGCGCCGGCGCCCAGGGCGCTGTTGATCTCGAACGTCCCGTCAAACCACAGTCGCCACCCAGTGCTGCCGGCGACGTAGTTGTTCGACTGGATGTAGTTGCCGATCTTGGCGTTGGTGATCGTGCCGTCCTGAATGAACGCCGAGTTGATGAAGGTCTGGCCGCCGGTGACCGCGAACGGCGACACTGGCGTGCCGTTGGCCAGGTTGAGCAGCATGAAGGTGTCAGCCCGCACAACGAACTGCGACGAAACCCCGGACGGATCGACTTGAAGGCCCAGGCCAAACGCGGCTGCGTACTTTTGTCCGCCGGCGGTGGTCTCCATTTTCACCGACCAAATCGTGGACAGTTGGCCGTTGGTGTTCGCCAGGGCCGAAGAGGTCTCCTGAATTGCCGATGTGTTCTCACCCACAGTGGCTTGCAGTTGCGTGGTGCGGGTGGCCTCGGCCTCAATCTCCGATGCCCTGACCTTCTCTTCGGTGACGATCGCCGCGGTGTTGTTCCAGCCTTTCATGGCGTCGGCCAAAGCGCCGGCGCCGTCATCTTCCCGCCAGGACGCGCGGAGCGTGTTGGTGGAGTTCGCCTGCGCCGTTACCACCCCGTCAAGCTCGGTGATATCGGCGGTGTTGGTTGCCACCTGCTGCGCCAGGCCGTTGGCCGTCTCGAGCGACTGGCCTACATCATGCCAGTAGGTCGGGTTCGGCGGTGGAGTGTTGAGCGGCACCGCCTGCAGGGCCTGATACAGCCGCTGCCCCTGCTGGACGATATCGTCCTTGATGTACGTCTTCTCGGCGTCGTACAGCAGGATGTTGTCCAGCGCGTCGATCTGGTCCTGCAGGCCGTCGATCTCCGAGATCAGGTCCTGGCCCAGCTCCGTGCGGCTGATTTTGCCCGCGAGCATGTCGAGGATCGGCCCGGCCTCCGAACTGGCCTGGCCCATTACCCCGTTCACGACCGGATAAAACGGCCCGACGTTGCCGGTCCGATCTACCAGGCGCGCCCAGAAGAAGAAGGTTGCGCCTGCCAGCAAGCTCTGCATGCGGTAATCGGCCTGCGGATACGCCAGGTCGGCCAGCTTCGTGGCGGCACCCAGGTCGTTCGCAGGTCCATACCAGACCTCGGTCCGTTGGGTGTCCTCGGCGCCGGCCGGGAATCCCCATTTGATGCCGATCCCGAACAGCTCGCTACTGGTGGTCAGGAACGATACCGACGGCGGCAGACCTTCCTTGCCGTTGAGCTGGGTCAGGTTGGACGCCTTCCAGATCGACGAGATATCGAAGGCGCTCACCGCCCGCACCCGGGCCAGATAGGCGCCGGCGTAGATGCCAACAACATCGACCGAGGCTGTACCGGTGCGCTGCAGGCGGATCCAGTTGCCGCTGTCCTTGCGCCACTCGACGTCATACGCCACCGCCCCGTCCACCGCTGGCCATGCAATGGTCATGGTGCTGACCGCCAGGCCCTGGTCAACGGCATAGCCGGAGGTCAGCGTTACGCTCGCCGGCGGCGGCACGGTAGTCACCGGGATGACGCTGATTGGCCGCTCCTCGAGTTTGGCGCCGGTGTCGATCGCGGCGAACTTGCTCGGGTTGAACTCCAAGGCGGTGAACTCGTACTCGCCCTCGGTCGTGCGCACGCGCTTTAGGACGCGAAACAGCTGGATGGCCAGGTCTTCGTAGTCGATCGCCCACTGCAGCTCAGGCTCGGGCTGCAGGGCATAGGTGGTGGTCACGGTCACCGCGCGGCCGCTGACCGACTGCACGGTCCTGCCCTGGGCGGTGCCGTTGGGCAGGTTGATGATCAGGCGATCACCAGCCTTGATTGGCGTGTCCCGGTCAAGGGTGATCACCCGGCCAGCTGCGGCCGAGATGCGACCGCCGTTCGGCCTGCCCGCCACCAGTTCGTCAGCCACAGGGATGACGAAGCCCGGCAGCACATTCGCCCCCTCCATGCCCGTTTTGAACGAGACGGTGCGGTCCTGGCTGTTGCTCAGCAGCGCCCACTTACCGCGGCGCTGGGCTTCACTGGCCCGCGTGCAGCCAATGGCCGAGATCTCGATGGGTCGATCCCGGTACCGGCGCTGTAACGCTATGTCCGTAACCGGGACCACATCGGTATCGTAGTTGTTAGCCGGGTTGTCGTAGCTCACCAGCGCGCGGCTGTAGTGCGTGTCGCGGCCGGCGCCGCCGTAAACGAAATCGCCGTCGATGACGTTGGCCCGAGTGAAGACATAGTCAATGTCCTGCGCGCGCGGCATGTCGGCCTGCATGTACAGCGAGCCCTGTGCCCAATAGACCATCCCCCGGTAGATCGCCGAGAGGTCGCGCAGCAGCGTCCAGGCCTCGGCCTTACCCTGCAGGTTCAGGTCGCACAGATAGCGCGGCTCCATGCCGCCCACGCCGTTTGGTACCTGCTGGTCGCAGTACTGGGAGATGCGATACATCTCCCACTTGTCGACCATCCATGGCTGGATGCGTTTGCCCAGACCGAACCGATCGTTAACGCACAAGCCGTAGGTTGCCCATACCGGATTGTTGGTCCAGGCCTGCTTGAACGTACCGTCCCACACGCCAGTGTAGGTGCGGGTCACCGGGTCGTAGTTGCTCGGCACAGGCCAGCGCTGCGCATTGCAGTCCACAGTCACGGCCGGAATGTTCTGGAACTGCTCGGCATCGAACTCGATGTACAGCAGCGCGGTGTTCGGGTAGCGCAGCTTCTGGTCGATGATCTCGGTGTAACCGGCGATGGTCATCGTGTCGGCAATAGTGCCGCTGTTGGCGTTTGGCGTGATGCGGCGAACACGGAAAGCCCAACCGGACGTGGCCGGTGGAAGGCTTACGGGATCCGAGCGCTGATAGCCGTTGGTGGTCTTGCCGTCCACAGCGCTACGAAGGGACTCTACAAACGCCCCGCCGTCGGTGGAAACGTCGATGGCGTACTCGATCCGGTAGCCATTGGTGTTGCCGCTGCTGTCTTGACTGACCAACCGTGGCCAGGAAAAGCGCACGCGGAATCTGGATAGCTGGGTGTTGCTCAGGGTTCGGGTAAAAGGGTTGTCGCTCCGCAACTCGACGTTTACCGTCGTCTCGTTCTCGATCGCTGGGATGCCCTGGATGTAGTCCTGTTCGATCGATCCAGGGCGCCACTCCCACTTCACGCCAGGGAAGTTGATGTTCCCGCTCGCGTCCTTGATCGGTGTGTTGTCGAGGTAGATATCACGGTCGGTCGGAGTGCCGTCAAACTCGCCCTCGCCAACTGCCAGCAGGATCTTGGCGATGTTGGTGGACCGCAGGCTGTCGGGGGCCTCGTAGGGAGCCTTGGGCTTCTTCTCGCCGCCCTTGGCGCCGTTTACTTCTGGCAGGAGTGCTGCGCCCATACTTTCCTCCGGGCAATAAAAAACCGCCCGGAGGCGGTTGGTGATATTTCGTGCTGGGTGCTACGCCTTGTCTTCGGCGTAGATCGATGCGGAGATGATCGCTCCGCCCCAGCGGCGCTTGCCGATACAGATCGGGACAGGGTTGCCGCTGGCGGTTGTGTTCTTTGCGCTCCCGAAAGCGTATGACGGCATGTTCTCCGGCGCTCCGCTCATAGATAGCCCCTTTGCCTGGGGACTGAGCATCTGAATCACTCCTCCCAACGCCAAAGATGCACCAAGCGAATGCCCCCAGCCTTGCATGCCTGGAACAAAAGATGAAGCAACAAAAATTACGGCGCCAATGATCGTTTGAAGGAGTCCGGCACGCTTACTACCGGCGACGATAGGAACAATTCGCACTTCGTTGACGCCGTTTCGGTCAAAGTCATTCTCGCCGACATTTTTGCCGTTCCGAAAAATGGCAAATCGCATACCGAGTTGGTCTAGTCGTCTGACCTCTTCGGCAAATCCGGGAAGCGTGGCCCTTAGGGCAGCAAACACCTCCCTCACACTCCCACTATCCAGAAAGCGACGATGAAGCCTTCCGAACCGCCTGGATAAAGGACTGGACAGCTTAATGGTTGTCATTGGTGAGTAATGGACTGCTGTGGACATGACTTTCCTCCAGACAATAAAAAGCCGCCCAGTGGCGGCTGTATTCAACTTGAGCGACTAGAGACAGGATTTCACTGCTTTCTCGATAGCAGTTCGCCCGACTCCGGGCATCCAGGCAACACGCTGATAAAAGATCACCGAGCTGCCATTAGCGGCTTGCTTCACCTCAAGCAGTTCATCAGTCATCTGCATCGCGCCAATGACAAGCCGATAACCGTTCTCGGTTTCTGACATAACCGCTTCAGAGCGAGCGTCCTGCCATTTCGGGAAAACACAAACCGCATAATCTCTTGGGGATTTCTTGGTTGTAGCCGTCGTAGTCGGGGCGTTGCTCTTAAGGTCACTTGGCGAGACACACCCCGCCAACATCGCCACCGCCAACGCTCCTACGAAAAGTCTCATGCCAGTCACTCCTGTGGAAAGGAGCCAACGATATCACCGAGCCTCGCGATGGCGCAGCACCAGGCGTGTTCGATCGAGCCAAGGCCCGCCAAATATGATGATCTCGCTTGGTCGACCGTACAGGTGGTGCAGCAGGAACGGGCCAGGGCCAAACACCTCGGCGGACTCCCCTGGCAGCTCCGGATCGGCGCCGAGGTAGATCCCGGCGTGATTCGGGTGTGCGGTACGCCCCACGGACATGACGATCATGTCGCCGCACTGTGGCTGGTCGACCTGAATGAATCCCGCCGCTTCATAGGCCTGCTCATAGAGGCTCGGCCCGGCCGGGTCTTCCCACCAGCCATCAGCACGCTGGAAGGCTTCAAACTCCAGCCCCCACTCGCGCTTGTACCAGTCCGCGCAGACCTGCCAACAATCCCAGGCGCCGTGTACAAACGGACGCTTGAGCAGCGGCGTGCTGCCCACCGGCGTGATGGTGCGCAGATCCCCCTCGGGCCAGCTCAGAATGTGCCAGGGAAGCGCCGTAGCCTCGCACATGGCCAGGTCACGCGGCGACGGCCGGCTGGTGGCGTCCGGGTGCGAATGTACGATGCCGATCACCTCGCCCAGGTCTTCCGCTTCGGCGTACTGCTCAGGCGCGATGCGGAATTCCTCGGTTGGCTCAGTGGCCACGTTGGTGCACGGGTAGTAGATCTGCTTGCGGTCCACCGCCAGCAGCAGCCCGCAGCACTCGCGCGGGTATTCCGCCGCAGCGTGCTCTTGCACGGCGGCGAGGATGTGTTTGCGCATGATCAGGTCCGGGCAATAAGAGATACGGCGGGGAAGCCGCCGAACGGCAGCGGGTTGCCTACACCGAAGCGCGGCACGCACCCGGTGCCCAGGCAGCCGTCGCATTCATCTAGTTCAGGGTTGTCAGTGAGGTTGCCATCCTTGTCGCGGTACGGCCCTGTGTATCCGCAGTTGGGCCCGCGGTAGCCATTGGTCATGGCCCAATGACACAGCGTGGTCATCTGCCGACCGATCGTCTCGCCGCCCACGTCACCGGGGCTGGCCAGTTCCCAGGTTACTGTCTGGCCGTTCTCCGATACCTTCTGGTCGATATACCAGACCTCGATGCTCTCCTGGGCCGGGTCAGCTTCAGGGTTGCCTCCGGGGAAATTGACCGCGTCCAGGTACTGGCCGAGCGTGTTGCGGATGGTCAGTTTGAACTCAAGCAGGTTGTCGAAGGCCAGGCACAGGGCCGTGATCCGGCCATTGACGTTGCCGACCGACAGCGTGGGCCGGACCGCTGTGCCATCCGAATTCGCCTCGATGCCATCGATCTGAATGGGCCAGGCGCCGTACTCGTTGCCCTGCCACCAGATCGACTTCGCCGATAGCTGGTCGGCATCAGCACCGGCAGCGGCCAACTCCTCCGACGTGTGCGGTATTGCGTGACCATGAAACCGCAGAACATCGGCGCCAAAGTCTGAGCCATCTAACTCAAACAGCAACACCTCGCTGCCAGGCTCCAGGGTCTGGATGTCCTTGATCAGTGACATGGTGGATCCTTAGGGGTGGAAGGCCCGCTCGAACGTGGCGGTGAGCTTGAAGATGCCGCCGCCCATTGGTGTGGGAGCGGGATTTTTGCAGGTGAACAGGCCCTGCTCGCCGAGCGGGGTCGTCCAGAGAAACGCCTTTGCACCGGCGTGCCGGTCGAGGAACGCCATGATCTCCTGCACTTTGGCCTTCTGGCCGACGAAGGAGATCGGATAGGAATCCTCTTTGTTGTTCGGACCGTCGCCGGCCAGTTGCTTGTAGCCGTCACCGAACTGCGCGGTTCGCACCCGATAGGTGATCTCAGGCGTTTCGGCTCGCTGGGTGGGCCACCAGAAGGTTTCAATCGCCATAGGATTCTCGTTAGGATGTCATTTCATTTCAAAGGAAGGCACAGACCATGAAACTAAGGGTTATGACCATTGGCATCTATGACGACGCACAGGAAGCGGGCAAGCAACGCGTCTACGGAGACGTAGATCTTGATTTTGATTTGGAAGGCATAAGTGGCGGCTCTCGCTGCGGCATAAACTTCGAGATTGAGGGCGCACGCGATATGACCTACAGCCAGCTTGAAGGCCTCATCCTTGAGAAACTTCAAGTCGCGATGAAATAATCAGGATCGTCTTTGCATGGTCCTGCCGATTGCCCCGTCAGGGCGCAGGTCCATGCTCAACAGTTTCCGATACCTGGCATCCACAAAAGCCCCAATTTCCTTGCCGAATTGCTCCATACCAGGATTGTTGCTTTGCACTTGGCTTGATCCCGAGCCGTCGATGCTGATGGAGACCGTAACCGGCGCCACTTGAGCTGTTGCAGGGCTACCGCCCAGCGCGCGAACACCAAGCTGCCCACCAGAAGTCAGCGGCGTAACGCTGCCTCCATTCGCCCCGGTCATCAGGAATGACTTGCCGCCCTCGTTGTACAACTCCGGCCCGAGTTCGTTGACTTCGTACAGGGAGTTTGGTGCGACAGGACCACCAGCAGCTCGCTGCCCAGAAACCCAGCCCGAGAAATCACTACCCGTATAGCCGGCCTGCGTCGAGCCAGCGGAGGTCGCCCCGGTACCGCTACCACTACCGGTGAAATAGCTGGTTGCTGCTCCAACCAAGCTGCCCAGCAATGCTGAGCTCGCCTGACGACTTGCAATCCGAGCCATATCCGCCAGCACCGACTTGGTGAAGTCGGCGAACGAGAACTTCCCAGTTATGGCGAAGTTGACGGCCGCGTCCTCCATGGAGCTGTAGGCGCTGGTGAACAAACTTTTCGTCTGGCCTGCGACGTCACGAGCCGACTCCAGGTAGTTTTGCCAGGCCGATGTAGCGCCGGCGCTCCAGCTACCCTGGGCAGCGGTCATCTCGTCGTAGTTGGCGATCGCCGTTTCCTGCAGGTCCCGCTGCGTCTTGTCCAGGGCCGCCAGCTTCTGGTTGTACTCGTCGAGGCTCATGCCTCGGGAGCCGTCGCCATACTGGTTGGCCAAGTCCAGGCGCTGCTGATTGACGCGATCGTCGATGGCGTTCTGCTGGTCGGTCAGGCCGCGCTGCCGGTCACCTTGCCCAAGGCCGGCAGCCGCACGCTGCCCTTGCCGGCGCAGAGTGTCGACTTGCTGCTGCAAGGCGCCGGTATAGGTGCTGACGGCCAGGGCCTGCTTCTTGAGCCTGCCCTCCTCGTTCGAGGCCAGCACAGCGAGCTCCGAATCGGCATCCTTCTGCGCCTTAACCATTGCCGCGCGAGCGTCGGCGATCTTCTGGTCCAGCTGGATGCGTTGGGCCGCCGAGGTACCGGCCTTGCCCTTGGTCGCCTCGAGCGCCGAGATTTCCGCCTCGTAAGCCGCGGTGACCTCGTCGCGCTCGTTGCCGATCATGGCCTGACGCTTGAGCAGGTAGTCGGCCTGGGAGACCAAGCCGGCCTTCTGCGCGGCGTCCAGTTCCTTCTGGGCGTTTTTGTACTCGGACAGGATGCCGGTGAGCGCGTTTTTCGAGTCGTTGAAGCTGGTCAGGTCGACGGCGCCCGCCGGTGTTTTCGAGTCCTTGAACTTGTCGTTGATATTCGCGATGTTCTTGTCGACCACCGCCTGATTCAGGCGTGCATCGTTGGGGCTGACTTTGCGGATATCGTCGAGCTGCCGCTTGTACTCCTTCAGTGCGTCGGCGCGCTTCTGCTCGTTCGTCCAGGAGGATTTGGTCAGGGCATCGACCTTGCCCATCGCGGTGACAGCATCCTGCTGGGCTTTAGCCTGCTCACCTTCCCACTTGGCAATGTCCGCCGCTGCGGCCTTCTGATCCTCCAGCATATTGAGCTGGTTGCTGTAGAGCTCGACCATCTCCTTCTGGTTCTGGAACGCTCCAACATTTCCGGACTGAGCCTGCTCCAGGTTCCGCCGGGCCTGTTCGATATCAGCGTCGATATCGGGGCGGCCCAGGTTCTTCAGGTTGTCCGCTGCCCGCGCTACTGCGTTGTAGCCCTTCTCCCAGAAACTGAGGTTTTCGAGGATCCGCGGCGTACGCTCGTTGATCGCGTCGGCGTATTGCTCAGTCGCCAGCTTTACCGCGCCGGCATGATCGCCCTGCTCTTCAAGCGCAGCGATCTGCGAGTAAACCGAGGCCGTCAGGTAGTGGTACTGCTCATTGAGCGCAGCCGAGGCCTTCACCGGCTCATCGGCGATCTTCGCGAATTCGGCGACCGTGTCCTTGACCGCCTTGCCGGTAGCTTCCTGCATCGACACTGCAGCCTGGGTAATACCCAGGAAGCTCTCGCCCGCGATTTTGCCGTTCCCTGCCAACAACGCCAGGACTTCAGCGGCCTGCCCGGTAGTGCCGACGGTTGCGCCGACCTGGCGCGCCATATCGCCAAGCTGCCCAGCGCTCACCCCGGCAAAGTTGCCGGTCCCAATCAGCGATTCGTTGTACTTATCCTGCTCTTTGGTGCCCTTGTAATAACTGAATCCGAGAGCAGTGACTGCAGCAGTGACCAAAGCGATAGGCGCCAGAATGGCCAGCAACCCCGCCGCCGAAGCGCCAGCACCAGCGCCCAACTGAGCCACGGCGCGAACACCGCTGCCCCAGTCACCGGACGACAGCGCGTTGCCGAGCTGCACAACGTTTTCCTGGGCCTGGCGGGTGCCGAGGCGCAGCTTGTCGAAGCCGGAGGCGGTCTTCTCGAGCTTGGCGTAGTCCTTGTCGATTTTGCTCAGCGCGGAGTTGTACTGCTCTTGGCTGATACGGCCAGCATCCAGGTGCTTGCCCAGGTCCTCGATCTGCTTGTCGAGCTTGGACACCGCCGCCATGGTCGGGTTGATGGCTCCCAACAGGCTGTTGAGAGCCTTCTGCTCGTCCAGGGTGGACTTGACTAGCGCAGCCTGCTGCTTGTCGAGTTGCGCGGTGATCTTCGCAAACTCTGCCTCGCCGTAGGCGCCGGTCTTGGTCAGCCTGGCCAGCGCGTCACGCTGCTTGGCCAACTCCTGGGTGGACTTAGCTCCAGATGACAGCGACTTCTCCAGCGCCTGCATCTCGTTCATCAGGCCGACAGCAGACTGTTCAGCCCGGGCGCCGGCCTTCGTCATCTTGTCGAGGTCGGTTGCAGCCTGCGCAGCATCAGCGGAGTCGACGCGGATCCCCAGTTCAGCGATGTTCATCGACTCACCTTGAATAGTTGCCCGCGGTCACGGGCTGGTTTCTCTGGCCTCAGCCATTACGGCGAGGGCTTCGGCCTCCATGACGCGGACGTCTTGGAAAATCGCGGCGCGTTCCTTTGCTGGAACACCGGTCAATCGCATCACGCTGGGTAGTACGCCGTAATCCAGGCCAATCGCACCGCCAGTGCCTGTACGCCACTGGGTACCCATCGATTCCATGACGACAAAGGCTTTCCAGTTCTCTGGAAAGACCTCGATCACCTCTTCAGGAAGATCCTTGCGGAGCATGCCGAAAGCCTGAAGCTCGGCATCCGATGGGCCAGGTTCGTACAGTGCGCGGGCGGCGCTGGTCAGTTTCCCAGGCGCGCCTTCTTGTATGCCTCCTGGTAGGCATCGACGACAGCCTCGGCGGAGCCGCTGCAGGTCTTCACTAGCTCAACGATGGACTCGTCGCAGAACGGATCATCAAAGCCCCAGCCAACAACCAGATCCTTGATCTGCTGGGTTTGCTGCTCGATGTCGGCAGCGATCACTTCGGAGAGCGAGGGTTCGCCCCCCTTGAAGCGCTCCTGCACTTCCTTGCGCTGCTCGTTCCAGGTATCGAACAGCGCCGCCAGGTCGACACGGTCGCGGTGCCTGAACTCGAAATCCACCTTCAGCGGATCGGCGCCCACTCGGGGAATCATCACCCCCGCCTTGAAGGTGGCTGCTTGAGCAATCTTGAACGTAGCCATGAGCCTTCCTTACGCCGCGGCGCTGTAACGGGTTGGGCGGCCGGTCAGCGAGATGCTGATGGTACGGGTCATCAGGTTGTTGCGGGACAGCGCCGGCGTCGAGGTGATCGAGACGTAGGCGTTGTAGAGGATCGAGTCGCCATTTGGCAGGTTCAGGCGCAGCACGCGCGGCTCCTTGTCCTCGTCAGCAGCCTCGACGATGGCCACATACGGCAGCGACTGATCGTCAGCCACGGTCACCGACAGGCTGATCGGGTTCTTGGTGGTCGGGATCTGGCGATCATCGTCGTCAGCGAGGAAGCCGAAGGTCAGGAACTGCTGGTCGCCACCGCTCGAGGTCATGTCGGTGATCTGCGAGATCTCGGCAAAGCTGGTCACTTCGCGTACCGAGCCCGCACCGGAGCCTGCCGGGTATGCCTGGGTACTGGTGGTGTTGATGTTCTCCAGGCCGAAAGTGCCGCTGGTGATGTCAGAAACGCGCGCAGCACGCCCATTCAGGCGGGTCCAGCCGGACGTCACGGCGACGACGTCACCCTCGGCCAGGCCGTGGGCGGCAGCGGTTGCTACAGCTGGATTGGCATTGCTCAGGGCCGTGACAAGGACCGCAGTGCCGTAGGCTGCTGCGATTTCGAAGGTCGAGCCGTTGGGGAGTTTGAAACTCATCGGGTTTTCCTCTTTGCAGAAATGACAAAACCCGCTCAATGGCGGGTTCTGGGTTTGCCCAACGGGCGGATTAGTTGGTGTCGGAGCGGTACTCAAACGAGACTGGTACCGTGTATGTGGTGTCGGCCGGGATTCCAGGCCCCTGGTCTACCGGCGTCATGGTCACCACGGTCAACGCGTTCTTCGTATTTCGCTCGTACAGCGGGAACAGCGCGGCGATCTGGTCGGCCAGCGTGCCGCCCACGCCGCGATACTTGCCAGCAGGCGTCACGATACTGATCTGGAACACGCCGGTGTATAGCCGGTGATCGCCGCCGAGCGTGTTGCTCGCAGTGTCGGCGGGCAAGGTGAATGCCCGTAGATAGGTTTCTCCATCAGCAGGCTGGTAGGCCTCGTTCTCGACCACAACCTTCAGCGGTACAGGCAAAGCCTTCGCCCAGCCGATGACCCTGGCCTCGTAGATCGAGGCAATCACGTTGTGGCTCATACCTGGTTGTTCCTGATGGCTTCCTGCACGATCTGCTGGAAGCGAGCGACGGTGACACGGACCATGCCGCTAGGGGCCTGGGTCGAATGCCCGAACTCCAGCGGGATGGCATATGGCAGGTTGTTGATGAGGTAGGCAACCTGGCCAGCGGTGAAATCGCTGACCGCCGAAACCAGCGCAGCTATCGTCTCTTGGCCGTCCGGGTCAACCTCGTCGAAGGTGACGTTCTCGACCACATCTATCGAGAGGTGCCAGTTCGCCCGGAACCGGCCGCCGACGTAGCCTTCAGGTGCAACGATATCCATACCGTCGTTCAGTTTGCGCCCAGGCTTCAGCCGGCCGGCCTTCGTCAGGTTGGCCGGGTCGCTACGCAGTGCGGTGTTGTGTTCGTCGACAGCCTTGTTGTACTGGGTCGCCACAGCGTTCTGTGCCCAGATCTCCGGGTTGCCCACAGGTGACATACGGATCAGGCTGCTGCCGACCTCAATGATGATCTCGCGCAGGCTGGCATCGATGGCTTCCGTGGCCTGGGCTGCGAACTCGGCAAGGCTTAGGGCAAAGCTGCCGGACTGGCCGGCACCCGCCCTGCTCACGACCTCACCTGCAGCTCGTACAGGATGGGCGTACCGGCCGGGTTGATCTCTTTCAGCGGCGGGACAATTGACCAGGTGCGGCCCTGGACAACGACCTTGTTCAGCAGGCTTGGCGCCCACGCAAGCCCACGAGCGGCAATCTTGAGCTTCTTGTCACCGACCTTGATCAGGCTGTTGGCCTGAAACTCCTGGCCGGTGAAGTCGAGCAGAATACCTTGGGCGGTTTGTTCGGTAACTGTGTCGGGCCCTGCTGTTCCAGTGGCTGGGTCGTACTCGCCGGGCTTGATATCGCGAATCAGCACAGGCTGGCCGAACTCCGTGATCATCTCCAGAGCCATCACGGCCATTTCGTCGTAAAAGGCCATGAGGGCTCCGTTTCGGTTATGCGCGCACTGCGAACAGCCCGCGTTTCTGTAGGTAGTCGGCAAACTGCGTAGCGCTCGGCCGATCCGGCGCCGCCGGCAACAGTCGACCGCTTGTGTTCGGGATCGTCGCGTACTCGCGATCAACCGCACCTTCAACCCGCTCCCGGGTTACCGCGCCTTTGCGCTTCTCGATCGGGTCGATGTCGTCGGTGTGGATCTCGGCAGCCAGGGCCATCTGGCCGTACTGGATGCGCGCCGGCAGGTAGTTGTCGGGCTTGATCTCGCGATCCAGTTCGACGCCGCGGCGCGGCCAGGCCAGCGCCTGGTCGCTATCCATCTTGCGGCCCTTCCAGGTCATGCCATCCATCGCCAAGGCAGCCCTACGCAGCAGCGCTTCCTGTGCTGGCGCTTCCGCAGGAATGGTCACGCCGAACTTCACGGCGTACATGGCCAGGTCCTCGGCGGATGCGTAGCTTTCGGCGTCAGGCTTGCCGGTACCGTCCTCGATGATGAGTGTCATGAATCAGCTCGCTGCGGGGGTTTGGATTGGGCGTTGGTTCGCAACCGCCCAGATTGTTATGCTTTTTGCAGATCGGCAACCGCCTTTTCCAGCGATTCTACCGAAGCATTCGCCCGGTATTGCACTCCAGCAGCATCGAGCTGTGCTTTGAGGCCGGCGATCTTCTCGGCGCTGTCACCCGGCTGATCTGCTGCCGCTTTGAGGCGTGCGACCTCAGTCCGGAGCGACTCGGCCTCGTTCGCCAGTTTGTCGCGCTCTTCCGTCGCCGAGGCAACGAACTCATGCACGGAGTCCAGCGCATTGAACAGGCGAATCGGCAGTTCTCCGGCACCAGGATGTTCCAGCGGGGAGAGACCTTCAACGGCTTCGATCAGCCGAACGACACCTTCGCGCTCTGCATTCAACTTGTCGACCAACTCCTGCAAGGCAGCGCCATCAACATCACTGCGGCCGTCGATCAGCAGCACCGGTGCCGACTCAATCTGTCGCAGCGTCACCTTCGGCACATCCTCCGCCTCGTCAACGCGACTCTCGGTGACGTTCGCGTCGATGATGCGTAGACCGTTTTTCTTGGCCAGCGCCTTCACATCTTCCTGGTACTGGTGGAACGGGCCAGCCAAGTACCAGATGTTTTTGTTGCTCATGGTCATATCCTCGCTGAACCGGGCGCAGGGCCCGATTCAGCTGCCAGGGTTACTTGGAGGCGTCACCGATCAGAGCAACACCGGCGGTGTGCTTGATGCTGGCGGCAGTCTTGTCCCAGTTGGTACCGGTAGCCAGCTCGGCGTCGGTTGGGGAAGCGCCACCGGCAGTGGTGTCCCAGGTGTAGCCCTTCAGGCCCAGGCCAAACGTGTAGTCGGTCTGGATGGTGGTTTCGATGCGGCCCTTGCCGTTGGTGGTCTCGACGTTCGAGATGATGTCTCGGTTGTCGTGGACCAGAGCAGCACCGGCGACCAGGGACAGGATGATTTCCTTGTTCGGGGTGCCCGCCTGCATCAGCGCAGGGGCATCGGTCACGATGGAGATCTTGCCCAGGATGTCGACAACGCGGACGTTGCCGGCCAGGAACAGGTTCGCCGAGTTGACCAAGCCTTGGCCTACCAGTTTGTGCCAGGTCGAGCCCTGCATAACCTGGGTGACCAGGTTCTGGCTGGAGTCACCGAACTTGGCGTGCGAGTTGTTCAGCCCGGATTGCGTGATACCGGCGGTGGCCGAGATATCGTTCGTCGCGGCCGCCTGAGCGGTAATCGCGGCAACCAGCGCAGCGATGGCGGTGTTCAGTTGGTCCTTCAGCAGGACCTCCGCGAACGCACGGCTGGCGACTTCGATGCCCTGGGCAGTCGGACGCTGCAACCAGGTCATTTGCGACGGCTCGTAGCGCAGCGGGCCGAAGCCGCCGGCGATTTTCACCGAGGTGTTTTTCAGTTCGGTCAGGTCGGTTGCACTGACGGTGGCGTTGGCGGCATAGCGATCAACGCGACGCTGAGCCGAGGCCAGGTTCTGGAAGAACGACTCCTGCAAGAAGTCACCGGTGAAACCGTCGGGGGACAGCACAATGGCGCCATTGCTGGCCTGGTTGAACGCATCGGTCATCTGATCGAGCGTTTCCAGCGTGGCAGGCATCACGTACTGGTTGAAGACCTGCATTTGAGTCAAAGACATGGATTATTTCCTTACTTGAGAGGGAGATCTGGGAACTGGCTTGCAATCGCTGCCTGTCGTTCCTCTTTGGTACCGCCGATTTTTCCTTTCGGGGCCCCGCCCCCACCACCTGCACCGCCGGCCCCGCCGCCAGATGCCTTGCTACCCGCGATCAGAGGCGCGAACGCCACGTCATTTGCGAATTCTGCTTTCAGCTCTTCCAGCGTTGCCGCGGAGAGCTTGCCCTGCTGGTCGAGGACGACCACAACAGGCTTCCCATCGCGCTGCTCGACGCTCAGACGGCGCTCGATATGCGGCAACAGGGCTTTGGCGCTGCCCGGGATTGCCAGGGCAGACGCAATGTCAGTAGCGGTACGGCCGACAGTCAGGTCCCGGATCTGGCCGCTTAGCGTTCCACGCTCCTGTTCCAGCATGCCGTTCAGCTCAGCTTCCCGGCGGTTGTACTTTTCAGACCAGGAACGTTCGAGCTCTTCTACGTTGCCGGACTTGCGAGCGAGCTCTTCCCGCTCAAGGCGCGCTGCCTCTTCAGCTTCTCGCGCCTTCTTCTCGGCGGCTTTCTTCTCGCCGAGCAGCTCATCAACCTTGGCCTTCAGGCCGGATACATCTTCTTGCTGCGGCAGACCTTCAATGCCGAGTACGAACTTGCCGTCCTTCTCGGTGTAAAGAGCGCGCACGGCTTCATCTACCCCTTCCAGGGTATCCAGTTGGAATTTCAGCATTGGTTGTCTCCCAGAGACTTAGGTGCAGGCCCTGCCTGCGGGCATAAAAAAGCCCAGCATCGGCTGGGCTAGAAGAGATTCAAAATTTACAAGCGGCGCGGGCAAGAATCCTACGCAGTGCAAGGCAGAGAAGAATAGGCAGTCGTACCACGGAATTTGAGACGAATAACTACTTCTCCGTTGATATGAACTACCCGAGCAGGAACCCAATTTCCTTCGAAAATGCTGCCTGTACCAACTCCGGCATCGAAGAGTGTCCGAGCTTCTTCGTCAGTCAACTCATACACGTTATACATCCCTTGAGCATAGTTTTTCTGATACTGCTCAGGGGTCTGCCGGTCCAGAACTTCCTGTACAGGCTCCAGTCTTTCAGGGTGATGATAATGGCCAGGCATTCTTCGCTTCCTTGTGGCTCTTGATTAACGGCGAAGTGATGCTACCCCAAAAAAATCAAAGTATCCCTGCTCGTTCAAACGCCAGGGGCTCAAGCGCTTTCATTTGTGCAAGCGTCAACGGTGCAAAGTTCCGATCAAGCTGCAGCTCGGCAAAGCGCTCGACGCTCAAACCGCCTTCGCGGAACAGCTTGGCCCGAACCGGGCCAATAGCCTTGTCCTGAAACGCCGCTGGTTGCTGTTTGAGCCAGTCGTAGTAGCTGAGGTCCGCCCTTACCTGCTGGGCGCCGCCGTCGCCGATTGATGCCCTGGTAGCGTCCTTGGCGAACAGCGCACTGAAGCGCGTGACCGCAACCACCGTAGATCGACAGTTGATGTGGATCGGTGGCCTCGGCCCTTCCGTCAACTTGAACCGGCGTTTATCGAGAGTCCGGCACTGTGCCGTTGTCTTCGAGTCCAGGGTGCTGACCCACTCCACCGACTGCACGACATCGGAGTTCGCTTTCAGCGTCTCCATGCGCGCCTGGGTGGCGACGTGCTGCACCGCTGTTCGCACGATGGCGCTGGCGTTGCGGTTGGTCGTGGCTAGGATGCCGTCGTTGTACTTGAGCGCCTTGGTGCCGCGGATGTTCTTGATGATCTGGAAGTTGGTCTGGCCTTCGAAGAAGCCCTGCCGGATCGCGCCTGTGAGGCGTTGCCGCTCGGTGGCAGTGAAGCCGTCGATGAACGACTTGAGCAGCTTCCCGCCGTCCGCGCCACGCACGCTGAGCGGGTTGGTGAGCATCGCCGTGCGGATGACTGCCGCACCTGGTACCGCGGCATCGAACGACACACCGACTGGTGCAGCCCGGGTCAGGCTTGTGGCCTCGAACTCAGCCTCGTAGTTCGCGATGTCGACGAGATCGAGATTCAGTTGCTCGCTGTACCGACTGAAGATGCCCAGCAGCAGGCTGTCGACTTCGCTAAGCAGCCGCTCCAGCCGTTGGATGGTGTAGTCCGTCAGGTCGGCGCTGGCCAACCGCTCGCGGATCGAGCGGTCGATCTCCTTGAGAAAGGGGGCGAATTTCGCAACCTCGCCCGACTTCAGTTGCTCCAGGAAGACGGCGTGCCGGATTGTGGCGTCAAGGATCGCTTGGTTTGCCGCCATTCGGGATTACCTCGTCATCATCCAGGTCGGGACCAGTGGCTTGGGCTTCCAGTTCGCCCCGGATCTCATCGTCGGTCTTCTCTGGATCAATCACGCCGCGGTCGCGCAAGTACTGCCAGAAGTCAGCCTCCGGCAGCCTGCCGCCCTGTACCGCGTTGAATAGGGCGGTAAGGATGGTGGCGTCCAGGCTGATCTGGGTGAAGTCCTGGTTCAGCTTGTAGAGCATTTCGCCGGCGGCGTTCACAAACTCGCCCATCCAGACCAAGCACTGCGAATAAGCCTCGCTGACGTTGCTCACAACCAGGGAGAGCACGCTGTGTTCTGCCGCACTGTCGTTGTCGGCCTGCGTGGCAGTCTTCACTGCGCTACCGCGCTCGATCAGCCGGGCACCGAGCGAAACCATGTCCTGCTTCTTGGCGTCCATGGCCTCCTTGGCAACGGCGTTTGGCTGTGCCTGCATCATTCCGCACGCACCACCTTGTGGGAGTAGCCAGGGCGCTCGCGAGCCGAGGTAGATACCCTCTTCCTCCAGATGGTCTCGCCACTGATCGCTCAGCCCAGACATCCAAGGCTGTGGCTGGCCCACCAGGTAAGCTGCCTCCTCGTAATCCGCGCTGTTGCGGTAATGGCCGATGTTGATCTCCGCCATGTCGTACAGCGGCGAATCATCGATGCTGGTGTCGTTGTTCTCGCTACCGACGAACTGGAACGGGATTACCTGCCACGGCTGGCCCAGACCATTCAACGGTGTGAAGGGCGCGATCACCTGAGAGGTTGTGCTCGCCCCCTCCTCCCACACTTCCTGCGTGTACTGACCGGAAGCATCAAGGCGCAACACCCGGTACTGGACGACTTGCTTACTACCGAAACCATCGTCGGTGTCGACATCTACCTTCTCACGCAAAACTACGAGGCTCAGCAAGTGCTGGCCACCGACCTGGCGTGTCTTCCAGTTGAAGATCGACTCTGCGGTGTAACTGGCAATGTTCGCCCGGGCCCTGCCGGAAAGCTCGTCTGCCTTGCTGACCGTGCCAGCCTCGACAGCTGCGTAATCCACCAACAGCCCGTGACGCCCCACTTCGAGCAAATGCCCAATCACCGACTGGGACTGCTGGTAAACACTCACACCCTGGCCGTCGACGTCCTTTGCCACATAGTCGAGCGCGGCTGGGACCGTCAGGGTCGGCCAGGTGCGGAACACAGCACCAACCAAGCTGTGCTTTGTGCGCCCGGTGGCGTTGTAGAAAACCGCCCGCTTCTTGTAAGCCTCGTAGCGCTCTTTATTGTCCTGGCTGGTATCAGCAGCGTTCGGGCGCGGCAGATACAGATCGCCAGCAGCCTTGATGGTCTCCGAACCTTTGCAGACGTCGCGCACCAAGCGCCAGCGGTTTTTCGCCGCGTCGTACTCGGGGCGAGTGAAAGTGACGTCGCTCATCAGCGTGCAAATCCCATTTTGATTTTGGTGGCCGGCTTCCTGGCGCTCTTCGCCACAGCGAAGTAGCGGAATCCGTCGGAGCCGTGAGAGGTCCAGTCATGGAGCGGGTTGTTTTTCCAGCAGCCACGCTTGTCGTCCCATTCCTTCCGGTAGTTTTCAAGACATCCGATCCCCTCCTCGCACTTGGCCTCGTCGAATGCACACTTTGGCAGGATCTCGCGAACCTGCTCTATGCCGTCGTTGACGCCGAGCTTGGGGACGACCTCGAAGGTCATGCTGTATTTCTCCCCGTCGATCTCGTAGCCCTCGCGGGCCAGTTCTCGACGGGTCTTGGCATCGCTGCCGAACTCGCGGTTGTCGATGTCGTGCGGCCCCCAGTGCTCGGAGTAGGTGTAACCCTTGTCCTTGAGCACCTTCATGTAGTGCCGCAGGCCTTCGCCTGAGTTTTCGTAGTAATCGATGACGTGGAACTGCTCACCGACTTGCCGCACGAACCAGATCGCCGTGGAGTCGCTGACGCCGATGTCCCAGAAGGTCATCACCGGCAGGTGGCTGTTGTCTGGCAGCGTGCCGATGCGTTGAGCGGCATACAGCTTGGTGAACTGCTGGGCGTAGTACGCGCCCTCGATCGACTGCTGGAATGCCTCGGCAGGGATCGACGGGTACTCCCGCTTCATGTCGTCGCCGAGAGTCTTTTCCTTGGCGGCGTACCAGGCACGCTGGCCCGGGTTCGTGGCAATGCCGTGCTTGGCGGCCAGCTCGTCGAAGTACTTGGTCAGTCGCTCAGGAATGACCACATCGGTCGGGTCAAGCCAGTACAGCGGGTTGCGCCACCAGGAGAAGAAGAAAAACTTCCAGTCCAGCAGGCCCAGGGGCGCGCCAGACAGCTGTTGCTTCTCGGCGCTCTGCGAGTAGTCGAAGAAGTAGCCGGCCCGCCCCTCTGCTGTCGACTCAATCGTGACGAAGCAATCGGTGGCCACCGCCTCGAAGGCGCCGGTGACAATCTCCCGGGCCTTGTGCGGGAACTTGGCGCAGATCTTCCCGAACTCGGAGACGTGCAGGTAGCGCAGCGTGCCGCCCCGGAACGAGGTAGACACATAAAGCGAACCACCCTTGCTGAACACCAGCTCGCCGGCGGCGTCGTTACGGGCCGGGTTGGCGGCGCGGATCTCGGCCGGCAGGTTGTCGTAGGCGTACTTCACCTTCTCCCGGAACAGGCGCTTGGCGTCGTTCAGGGTGTGCGCGATCAGTGCGCACTTGGCCGATTCGAACAGCGCGGCGTCCAGCTGGATGATGCAGCACTCGGTGGTGAAACCGAGCTGGCGAGCCTTCAGGATGATGTTCCGGGTGTGCATCCCCTCGAAATATTCGATCTGCTCGTCCGTCATCCGGAAGCGGATCTTCTTCCCCTGCTTATCCGTGATGAAGTAGAGGTTGTTCAGGCGCCAGTACTTGTCCCGGAGCAGCTTCAAGTGCTCGGGCTTCATGTCAGGCTTCCTTCGATAATTCATCCATCAGCTTGGACAGCTCGTCCGCGTCGTCCGTCTTCTCCTTCTCATCCAGGCCGAAAGCTTGGCGCTCGAGCACCTGCAGGTTCTTCATGGCCGACGAGAGCTGGAACAGGGTCTTGGCATTGCTCGGTAGACCAACCGCAGCGAGCATCGAGCCGCGGCGCATGCTGTTGGTGTCCTCCGCCGTCTCGCCGACGATCGCATCTTCGATCTCGTCGCGCTTCTGGATGGTCATCAGCAGATCATCCATCAGCAGGTTCGCGAGGTTCGTTGCCTTGCGAATGTCGCGGCGATGGCTGCGAACAACCGTCGCGCCCTCTTCCGCCGCCTCCTCGATGATCTCAGCGTCATGCTCAGGGTTCGCACATTGCTCATCGCGAACCTCGCCGCGAACCAGTTTGTTGCGAACCTCTTTGCGTACCTGCTCGGAAAGGTCTCGATTCCACCCAGAGGCCTTGGCCTTCTTGCGGATCGCGGTGTCGCTAATGCCATTGCGCTCAGCGATGGTTCTGATGGAAAGCGCACCAGCCCGGTAGGCTCGTTCGATCGCCTCCCAGTCGGGCTGCTTGGTTGTCATATTGAATTTCACTCAAAAAAAAGCCCCGCACTTGGCGGGGCTTGTCGACCTTCGTTTAGTCTTGGAAAGTCGGCGTTATGGCAATGCGGTACAGCAGCGACTTTGCCGGCGCGCTGATGGCGTTGCTGTAAGGACCTGGGTTGGCTACCTCAATCTCAATATTCCCCTCGTCACCAAGCAGAACGTTTCCATTGCGGAGTATCCTGATTGCCCAAATCGCAATCCAAATCTCTTTGCCCTCACTGGAGACCACGCTTTTCTCGAAAACGTATCGCCCAGCAACATCGCCGTCCACGATCTGGACTGCCAACCGCCCCCTTGCCTTTCCAAAGGGCGTGGAGATGACAGACAGCAGCTGATCATCGGAGCTAAACACAACGTCATACTTCACACGATTGTGATCAAGCGCAAAGAACTTCGAAAGCCCTTCAAGCAGGTAGCCGCAGTAACCACGAATCGTATCGGTGTACGTTTTGGTGGAATCAACCAAATTCTGATCCCGCGATTCGACATGCTGAAAAATCATGACTCACTCCCATCCTAGTTGGATTGGCAGTATGCCACTACTCGTTCAAATCGAGCAGCACATCAATCAGCTTCTGCTCGCCCAGACGCATGGCGCCCAAGCACTGTAGGTCGTCGCACTTAGGCCCCAGCCCGAACACTGTGACCTCGCCTTTCGGGCCGATGATGGTCAGCGCGCCCACAGTGCATTCTGGGTGCACACCGGCATCGAGGTCATCTGCGATCTTGCGCAGGGTCTTCGCCGCGTCGCGCCATCCCTCACGTTTGAAATCAATCAGCTTGGCAGTCATGCGCTCACCTTCTGCAGCCACTCTTCGATAATGCGCTGAACCACCGGCTCGGTCAGGATCGAGGAAGGTTGCTTGCCGTCGATCACTGACTGAACCAGCGAGCGCGGAATAACGTGAGCGCCGTCACTTGCCACCACCATCAGGTGTGGGCGATGGTCAGCGATGTCGTGAATTTCTGCGGTCATGTCCTACTCCGGTGAGTGGTGAGCTCAAACTCGAATGGGCCCACGTACAACCGTTGCACCCAAGGCTGCAGGGATGGACGAGCGTAATACAGGTGCCAATTCTTTGGCCTGATCGCAACGAGGAACAAGCCTCGCTCGATCCTCCAAGAGATGAAGACCCCATTGCCTCGGTACGGATCGGCAAAACGACCTCGCTTGTTCAGCTTCATGGCTCACCTCAATGTCGCGACACAATTTGCTGTCTCGCGAAACGTGTCGCGACCTACACTGCAAGCTGCAGCTGCTTGTTGAACAGCTCGCGGATCTCGCCAAGCCTGGTCATCACCAGCGGCTCGCCCTTCAAATGAATCAGGTGGGCCAGCTGGTGGACGATCCCTTCATCCGACAGGACCTGGCTCGACGGCAGCTCCTTGAACCAGCACACGAACACGGCGAAGTGCAATGCCGCGGGCAGCTCCTTCAGGAAGCGCTTGTCGGTCATGCCGACGAATCTGGCGTGCTCCTCGCGCAGGTCCTGGTAGCTGGCTGAGTAGTGGTTTCCACCGATGACGTAGTCCATGGCTCAGTCCATTCGCAGGATGCGGGCGACGTTGCCCCGGACGCGGTACACCAGCACCACAAGGACAATCAGCACCATCAGCAGGAACGGCGACACTGTCGGCGCCGGCTTGGCCATCAGCGCGGACAGCGTGATTTGCAGCGATTCGCAGCCAGTGCCCACGGCCAACAGGTAAGCCAGCCAGGACACACCAGCGCGGTAGCGGGCACCATCACGGCGGTAGACGGCAATGCGGAAGCAGATCGCGCCACACAGCGCGCCCGCTATCAAAGTCCAGGGATCAACCATTGGGGCGACCTCCACGAAGATCGAGGAGCCATTGCAGCCAGCCGGGGATCTTTCCACCACCGACCCACTCCAGCAGGCTGATACCGATCGCGACACAGAACATGGCACCGAACAAGGCAGCCAGGCCTGACGCCTTCGCGATCTCCCGGACCATCACTTCAATGGCGATGTAGTAGCCGGCAACCCAAGAGACAATGAAGTACCCGAGCCGGGCCCAGGCGGTAAGCTCTTTCGCGAACACCACAAAGAACATGGCGCCGGCGAAGGCGCCGACAACTGCATTCACATCTACACCAGGGATCAGGCTCGCGGTGGTCATGCCCACAACGGCCGTACCCGCCATCACGCCGGCGCTCGGTTCGGCCATTGGTGTTACTCCATGTAATTCGGCAATCAGCCGCGATTGATTGGGTTCAGGGCAGCCAGCAGCAAAGCTTGTCCTTTGTGCAGCTCGACATGCGCAAGGCTCGTCAGCTTTGAATCTGCAAAAGAGTGGCGTTTCAGTAGGTCTTCAAGCTCTTCCAGCTCAGCCTTCAGGCTCATTGCCTTCTTCAACACCTTCTCGTCATGCTCGCCGCGGGCCTTCCCGACAGCTTCACGAACCTGATCGAGAGGAAGGCCGGCGCCAGACGGGTTCGCCTTTCTGCACATGAGCTCGTGCGAGGTATACACAGCGCCGAACACGTGGCCATCACGATGGTAGAACGGGCTTTCAAGGCCGATACCGAACAGCGAGAAGATCTCGCGTTGCTCGGTGTCGAGCAGTTGGCTGGTGATAGTAGAGAACTCGTAACCTGGCAGCAGGGACAGCCGAGCAAGTGCCGGCTTAAGCCGAGCAAGATCGCCACCAATAACCGCGTCAACTACAGCTTGAACGGCTTGCTTTTCAACATCGGACATTGCTGTGCTCCAAAAATGAAAAAGCCCCAGCGAATGCTGAGGCCCTGAATAGGTGCGCGGTCTTTCCCGCTGTCTGCCGTGGCCGCGGTAATTCTTGGGCAATAAAAAACCCGGCACGGGCCGGGCTTGAATTTGGCGGGAGAAAGACAGGGTTCGAACCTGCGGCCCCCTTGGCATAGCCCCGTAGCGGGCGCCTCAGAGGTCTAGCTACATCAACCTTTGGCCACTCAGTCACTTTCACCAATAAAAAACCCGGCGTTATGGCCGGGTTTCTGTTCAGTCAATCCTACACACGCAGGAATGACAGGATGGGATTAATTTCGCTCATCCGCTCATTGCTGTCAATAGGCAATCACGCAGCCCGCTCAATCAGCAAACCTTCAACCTCCAGAATGTCCGCGGCATGTGCCAGGGCATCGTTCACCAGGTCGTCAGCAGCCCGACCGATGTCCTGCCGCCACCGCCGCCGAGTCGACTCAGGAGTGCCGTCGTTATCCCAGGTGTTCATGTCGTAGAAGCTGTCCTTCAGCACGATCATGTCCGCGGAGCGGGATTCGTCCTTCTTGGCCTTGGCCTGACCGGCTGCCACCGCCGCCTTCACCATCGACTCACGACGCCACTCTGGAGCATCGAGCGGGATTTCGACGGACACTGATTTGGCAACCTTCGGCCGCGCGCCCTTCAACTGCGGGATGGCCCAGGCGGTGATGGCCTTGTACAGGAACAGCTTCGGCGCCGGGGTGCTAATGAGGGCCTGAAGCGCGGAAATCGCCTGCACCTTGCGCGCCTTGTGGGTGCTGTACTTCGCCACCAGGGCGTTCCAGTGCTTCGGGTCGAGACGACTGTGAAGTCGCGCCGATACCCAGCAATCCACCTGGGTGCGATCGATGGTGTCCACGCTGCGGGAGCGGACCAGTGTCGCCAGGTCTCCGCCCTCCTCTTCGTCGGCAGAGTTGTACAGCTTCTGCCATGCCTGCTTGCTGGTGTTGTCAATGGCTTCGGCGGCGAGGGCCGAAACAACAGCGTTCAATACGCCTGGATAGATCATGCTGCGGTCCTCTTCAGTTCTTTGATCAGTTCTCGATACTTGGCCTTCAGTGCCTTGAGCTCGTCGGCGGTGTACTTGCGGGCCGAATGAGGGCCTTCAAGCCACTCGACCATCTCGGCGCCGATCCGCTTCACCAACTCAATGCGGTAATTCACGATGTCGCCGGACTTGTGGTTGTTGCAGGGGGCACACTGCTTGTGGACGTTGAGCGGCTCGAACCGAAGCTCTGGGTTCGCTCCTACGGTGCGGTAGTGGCCGGCGTGGTATTGGCCTTCGTGATGGCGGCCACAGCTGACACACGGCAACGCGGCATCGCGCAGGCGAACCCACTCGTTGAACACCGTCTGCGTTTCTCGGAAGTGATCGCCGCGGGTCTTGATGCGCTCCTTGCGGACCTTGATCTCCCGGCGCTCACGTTGCTGGATCGCCTTACGCGCCTTCTCCTGGTTCACGTCCTTGATGGCCAGGCCACAGGCCCACCCGCAAACCTTCTGGCCCAACTGAACCGGGGTGAACTTCACGCCACACGCCGGGTTGCCGCACTCCTTCTGGCGGCGCTGCTTGATAGGAGCTTTCATGCGTAGCTCCCGATCATGTCCGCCGCGGCCAGGGCCTGCTCCTCGCTCTCGAAATGCGCCGACAGCACCAGCCGCCAGCAGGCGTTGAAAACGTCCCGGTACAGCGGCTCGAACTGGGTGTCGTCCATGTTGGCCCAACTGATGGACTTGGCTTCTTTCCGCACACCGTCAGGCGTGCGAACCAGGTGGAAGTGACCAGCCTCAATGGTCACCCACTCGCGGAAGGCTTCGCGGGACTTGTCGACCGTAGGGAAGCGCTCGGAGCGAACTTGCTCAAGCCCAGAGATGTAAGCGTCTACCGCATTCGATAGCTGCCCTGGCTTGCCGCTCTGAGCTTCGAAGAACTTGGCCAGGCCGCGGATGCCGCGCATCTCCTGGCGAGGGATCAGACCGCCGACGGGCTCCCAGTACTCCCATGCCAGATCAAGCATCGAGAAGAACTTCCCGTGGAACTTGGCGTTGCGCATCTTGGTGAATTTGCCGTGCACCACCTGGCCAAGCTTCCAGCGCTGGGTGACTTCACGGTCGGCCTCAGTGGCCGGTACCAGGCCCTGGGCGGTGCGAATCAATGCGAGCTCAGCCATGGGTCACCGCCGTATCGTCAACGCGATAGCAATCGCACCAGAGGCGCGTGATTGTCTTCCAGGTCGAACGACGACCTATTCCTGCCCAGTAAGGTCGCAGGTAAACCCGATCCGCCTCGACGATATCTATCCGGTACAGCGAGGTGGTGCGCTTATGGCGCACGATCATGCCCACCTTTGGCTTTGCGAGGTTCTCGGTCATGGCTTCACCACCTTGCCCTGGATGGCGAGGCGCGCATCGTGAAACGCCAGAACCTCCTCCATGCCTTTTTCGACTGCGACAATCTCCCGATCGAAGTAGGCCTGCGCATCAGTCTCGCCCTCTGGTGGTAGTTCGCCGGGACCACGCAAGCCGTTGTAGATCCACTTCATCCCGTGGCCGCCGCACTCCTCATCGATGACAGCGGCGCGCATACCGAGGAGGTAACGACCAAAGAGCAGGTCTAGTTCCTTGATTCGCATCTTGGCGCAAGCGTTTTCGTCCGCGAGCTGGCCGGCACCACGCTGCACGGCTTCCATCTGGCCGCGCAGTGAACTGTTCTCCGCACTGACATGGCCAAACTGGGCGGCTATGTGCTCTTCCAGCGAAGCCTGGTCACGCTGCCAGTCGATATCGTCGTGGTAGTAGCCGAAGCGCTCGCAGAGGCTGCGGTGGAAGTTTTTGAAATTGGCCTTCAGGAGATCGTTCTCGGCGATCAGCTTGATCTCCCGCTCTGTCCACTTGGGAACCTCGACCTTGAAGTTTTCCAGCTCCTCAAGAAGCTCCCCTACCGCTCTACCGGTGGTTCTGCGCATCCAGGCGGCCTCGTCTTCCTCCGGGATAGACGTGCAGGATTCGATAGCCGCAGCCAGCCGTTTCAATTCTTTGTTGTCGGTCATGTCAGAAGCCCTCCTTTCCGCGCTGCGATTCCCACTCGAATGGCAGAACGATCACGCCACCCTCGCGCAGACGATCGACACAACGCTCGCCCATGGCCGACGGCAGCGACTTTCCGTCGAGGTTGGAAATGATCACCGTAGGGCGCATCTGCTCGTAGCGGCCGTTGATGATTGCGAACAGCGTGGTCAGCTCGAAGTCGCTTGGGGTTTCTTTGCTGACGCCGATCTCATCGAGGACCAGCAGCGAAGGGCTAACCAGGGCGGCAATGATCTGCCCCTCGGTTCGCTCACTGCCTTGCCGGTAAGTCGCCCTGATCTCGTGCAGGATTGAGCCAATCGTCCGGTACACGGCCGTAGCGGCGGTCTTGCGCATCAGTTCGTTCGCGATGGCAACGCCTAGATGGGTTTTGCCCGTGCCTGGCTTGCCCAGCATTAGCAAGCAACGGCCCGTTTCAGATATCTCCGGGAACTTGGCCACGTACTTGCGACAAACCCGCAGCGCCTCTTTCTGCTCGGGCGATTCGGCGATGTATCCGTTGAGGGTCTTGCCGGTGAAGCGCTTCGGGATCAGCGCGGCGCCGAGTTTCAGGTGCAGCTCATACCGCTCCTGAATCTTCACGCGCTCTACCTCCTCCTCCTTGGCGATACGCATGCAGTCCGGGCAGCCGGTCTTGAAAACCTTGCCGAAAATCATATTCACCGTCTGCGGGAACTGGCCGTGGTCTTCGCAGATGCCAGTAGTCTTCTGCGGCTCTGGAACGCTGGCAGGCATGGCGATGATTTTTTCAGATCGCATAGGTACCGTCCTCCCGCTGGATCAGGCCGGCCTGGTAGTCGCGATCAGCGAAGCCGGTGTGACGGGATTGCGGGAACTGGTGCACGTTGCTTGCGATCTTGTCCGGAAAGATCCCCGTCCAGCCGTTGGAGATCGAGGTGGCCAGCACCTGGTCGGGTGATGCATGACCCAGCAACGCTTTGGCCTGCTGCTCGCAGCTCTTGGCGGTCAGCGGCTTGCGGATTTCCTTGCGGTGCTGGCACCAGTCCGCCCAGGCCTTTTCGGACACGTTCGCCGGCTTGGCTGTCAGCGGATCGAATTTTCCAGACTTTGCCGGTGCGCCAGCACCTTGCTCTTGATTTTGCTCTTTCTTCTCTTCTCTTCTCTTCTCTTCTCTGGTCCGCAAATTGTCCGCTTCGGATGCGGACACATTGCGGACAGTCTTGTTTTTGCGTTCGTTCCGCTTACGCTCGCTGTCGTTGGCCCGACGCTTTGCACTGGCCCCGTTGTGCTCGTCGAAGCGAGGCATTACAAGGCTTCCGTCGTCTTGGATGGACGCCCAATCCACATCGATCATGGCCTGGGTAAAGCCCGGCCAGCCCACCACGGCATCCATGGCGTCGACGCTGTAACCGTGCAGCACGCCGTCATCAGAATGGGTGTCGAAGATGCTCCAAGCGATGTGCAGTCCGCCGATGATCCGCAACCTGTCCGCTTTCAATGCGGACACCATGCGGAAAACTTTCGGATGAGTCTGAAGGTCGATTCGCATTTTGATCCAGTCCCCGGCCATTACGCGGCCCTCAGTGCTTTGTCATGGGTGTACAGGCCGTTCCAGCCCTTCTTCATTGGCAGCTCGCCGGCCAGGTACAGGTCGTACAGGCGGACGGCGCCCTTCTTCAGTAGGACGGGCGTGAAGGAAACGAAGGGCTCTTTGCCATGCGGGGTAACCTCGACCTGGTGTTCGGTCATGTACTTGTCACGGGCGTAGGACGCTACACGGAAGCGCAGGCCGTTCTTGCTCTCGTTGTAGAGCCAGTTGCGAGCCTCTAGGTACTTGCCCACCTGCATGACGTTGACCCCATTGAGGCCCTTGCAGAACTGGGTGTGGGTCATCCCTTCCTTGAACAGGTTCTCCAGGGAGTGAATCTTGGTCGCCTGCTGTTCGACCTGGGCGGCCAGCAGCAAGCGAGCCTTTTCAGACTCCATAGCGATCTGGAGGATCTCGATGGTGGTGAGCCGTTGTGGCTTGGCGGCCTGGCCTTCCAGCTCCTGCCAGCGGTCAATGACGCGAGCCCGGTGCTCGTCGCTGTAGCCAGCCACAACCAGGTGCGTGTCACGCTCGATGAGGTCGTAGACCTCGGTAGGCCGGCCGCCAGTGGCTTCGCGGCGAGTTTTACGACCTGATCGTAAAAGGCCTTTGGCGAACAGACGCTCGATGGTGGCGATCACGTCGTTGTGACGAGCCTCCACCAGGTCGGCGATTTCGCGAGACGACATAGTCCGCGACACGTTTTCGGATTCAGCAAAACGTGTCGCGACATTTGTCTGGGTGTTGCTTGAGTTGGTGTTGGTATGCATAATTGGCCCCATCAAGTGGTAATGAATTAGCCGGGGCGCAATCCCGGCTTTTTTGTGCCTGGAATTCAGGCCGCCCTTACTGACGCGTCCATCACGTCGAGGCTATGGCGGACATGGTTGATCTCCTGGCGGATCAGGGATTTCTCGAAAGTGCTGACGTGGTCATCGCCCAGAGCCTCATGGACCGCGATGGTCAGGTCGGCCACTTCCTTGCCGACATTGATCAGGGACTTGGTCAGGGCTTGAGGCTCTGGCGCCTTCCGCGCCACCAGGTCAAAACCAAACTCATTGGCCAGAGCCGCGAGTGGGCGCATATCGCCGGTGTGCAGCAAAATCCCGAACAGGTGCTCAATCGTCAGGTGGTGGGCGTCGTTGTCCGGGTTGGCGCGCTGTAGCAAGCTGACGTGGGGAACACCCATCTTTGCCGCCAGGGCCTTGGCCTCGTTGTCCAGCACAGCGCTCTGGCAGGACCGCAGGAAATCTTCCATTCGTAAAACCTCACTTCTGTTTCCGTGGCGCCCTGCCTGGGTGGTGGGCGATCATTTGTTCATCGAATCAGCGAGAGCCTGATCAGGCGGCCATTTCGGCCCAAGGAAACGACGGACACAGGGATTCTTTTTTGAAAGCACCTTCGGTCAACGCCTCCGCTCGCTTGGCAATAACTGGAGACATGCCGTGCTTCCCCCGAACCCATCCGGAAACGGTGCTTTGATCAACCTTGAGCTTTTCGGCGGTGGCCTCCTGCGTGCCGAAGTAGTCAACGAGGCCCTTGTATATTGCGTTCATGATGCCCCTCCATACGGGAATACCCATATAGTAGGTTATGGGAATACCGATTTGCAAGGATATGGGAGCGCCCGTAATACTCCCGCAATGGAATTCAAAGACCGTTTAAAAGCCGCACGCCGGCACGCGCAGCTCAACCAGGCTGAACTGGCCGCCAAGGCGGGTATCACACAAACATCGATTTCTGACCTCGAGCGCGGGAAGTCGAAAGCGACTGCGCACGTTGTAAAGATTGCTGACGCTTGCGGTGTGAGTGCCAAGTGGCTGTCAGATGAGATCGGCCCAATGACATCGACCGCGGGAAGCGGACAGGCCGAGTCCAATGTCTCGATGGCCGTCCAACCATCCCGGTCCTTCCGATACCCTGTCATCAGCTGGGTCGCCGCCGGCGCCTGGGCAGAGGCTGTGGAGCCCTACCCGGCCGGAATTTCCGACACCTACGAGTTTTCCGAATACGACTCGAAAGGCCCGGCGTTCTGGCTGAAAGTCAAAGGTGATTCGATGACTGCCCCAGCCGGCCAGAGCATCACGGAAGGAACGTTGATTCTGGTCGATACCGAGGTGGAGGTCTCGCCAGGCAAACTGGTTGTGGCCAAACTACCTGACAGCAATGAGGCGACGTTCAAGAAGCTGGTGAGCGATGGCGGGCGATTGTTCTTGAAACCGCTGAATCCTGGTTACCCGATCGAGCCGGTCGATGAGAACTGCAGGATTGTGGGCGTCGTGGTGCAGGCTCTGCAGAAGTTCTACTAGATGCCAAAGAAACAGCTGGCGGATGCCAAGGCAGCAACTGCTGCTGATATCGAGCGATCCATCCAGGCCCTCAACAAAATGGCTGAGCGGCTTTGGGGTGATGGGCGGGAGACTGAGGCGAAAGCCCTTCTCGACGCCCTGGACGCGCTAAACCGGGCGCTGGATCGGATCAGGATCGGAGAGAGCCGCAGGGTTCTTCATTGAAACGTAAACGTCCCAGCTGAAGACTGGGTGCAGCGAGGCAGATGGCTGATGGGGCTGCTTGATTTTTTATCCGCCCTTCTCGGTGGTCTCGCCAATCTCCAGCCTTACGAAAAGCCTCGCATGGTCTTCACGCGAGGCTTTGTTGCATTCTGCGTGATGGTGGCTGTCATTGAGCTGATAGCGCTGAACCAGTTCTATGGCGCGCGCGGCTGAAGTGAAAAATCAGCGTATCACCAGAGTGGAGGCTGATCGCGAGGACCGATGAAGTGACGCGCCATATTAGGCTCCTCTCGAAGGTATGAGCCAGCATCTACCATAGGAACAATGCAAGCATGAGCTAAATTCTCATGCTTGCATTTGATCGTCCTCTGCACCTACCATGCAAGCATCCAAAGAGCGGAGATGCTTGCATGAAAGAGAAAAATGAGTCGAAAGCTGCAGGCGGCAACGCAAGAGCCAAAGCGCTAGCGCCGTCAGAGCGCTCAGCCATCGCAAAAGTTGCAGCCGCTGCTCGGTGGGGCTATGCCGTTACCCACAAAGGTAACTTCTCTGAGGCCTTTGGAATTGATGTCGACTGCTATGTGCTGAACGACTCAGCGAAAACAGCGGTGATCAGTCAAATCGGCATGGCTGTCATCCTTCTGAATGAACAGTCAGGCGGCAGCGCCTTACCCCGCTTTGCGAAAGGAAAAATCATCTCCCAGGCCTTAGGAGCGGAATTGCTCAGCAGGATAGATAACCCATTGATTTTCAAGGGGGATCATGCAGGAGCGAAAGGAGAATTTCAGGGACAGGTCAACGGGTACGAAGTAGGCCTTTTAATTGATATTTGCCAAGCACTTATCATGGCTGACAGCCGCGGCGAACTTGGATCACGATACGAAAGGATTGCTAGTCAGGCCCGCATAATCCTTGGAGCCTCCGCAAAGGCAGGTATTCAAGGCTTAGTCTATGCCCTCGCCGGATACGACCGCACCAAAGAGGAGGTCATCGAGGCCTACAAGCTTTATGTTCGCGAAGAGGCACGTGAGTATGAGAAAGAGTTCTCCCCTGAGCTCTATGAACAGTGGTACAGGCTCTACGGCCTGACTAAGCCAGAGCGCGGTCGACCTTGGGAGTTCAGGTATCTGACGATAGATCACATATATAAGCCGCTTGCACGCAGTCAAGGCAAAGTGTTTAACCTTGCGAAAGCGAGCAAACAGGTCAACGGGGAAAAAGGCGATAAAATCCACATGTTCTTGTCTGAGGTTGGCGTGAAAGCTCTACGAACTCAAATTGGCAAGATCATTGGTATTGCTACTGTCTCCGACACAAGGGCGGAATACGAGAAGTACATTGCAGAGAAGATTTATGGGCAGCAGAGCCTAGACTTCAACTGATTCAGGAATGCCCGGCCCAGCGCCGGGCTTTTTGTCTCCGCCCTTCCCTTCCCCGTAGCCCGCCACTGAGCGGGCTTTCTGCATTCGTCCCTTGCCTTGGTGGCTGTGGGCCATGATGGTAGAGTCGAGGATCAATTTAGGGAGGGATCCAATGATTCAGCACTTCATCATTTCTGCAGCACTCCTGCTATTTTCCTGCGCCTCGTATGCAGGCGTATTCAAGGATGAGGTTGATCGCTTTAACGGATCACGCTCCGTTTCCTGGATGTCCATCCCCGAAGAGGCCGAAGGATTTTCGCTGTCCACAATGGCTTTTTACCCGAAAGGATATGCAGCTCCTTATGCATATCGCATCGAACTCCTTACCAGGGCAGATCGATGGCAGTATTTGGAGTGCCATCACTCTGACTGGCTGGTTGACGGAGTGCGGGATCCGTATCTCGAAATGGAATACTCGAACACTGTGGCGGGCTCGTCGACTATGGAGCGCTTCACAAAGCGCGTGGATCGCCAGAATTTGGAGCGCCTTGCCTCAGCAAAGCTAGTGGAGTTCAAGGTTTGCGGCACTGAGGGAAAGGTCTCCGAAAAGGACATGGACGGCCTAAGAAAGGTCGTAAACGCCACCAGGTAACAGACCTGCTGCCTAGAGCCCGCCAAGTGCGGGCTTTTTTGTGCCTGTCAGAGAGGTATTCGTTCGAGGTTCCTGGTCATTCAAACGGTTAGTTTCACTTCCCTATTGCCAATTTATGGCAGCATCAATACTGTATATCTATACAGCAAAAGCAAGGAGCGAACCGTGGATCAAGCCCCCTCCCAAAAACCAAAACTAAGAAACTCCTATGAGCTGGTAGGTCGACGCATACAGGGAATAATCGCCTCCCCTGGTGTACAGAAGATCCAAATGGTTGTCGTCTCAAGACGCGACGACGAGAGCCAGGAAGCATGGCAGCAGGTGATTCAGGACATTGGCGATACCGCCGGCATACGCATAGAGCATCTACATGACGGGGCCGTCAGGATCGGCTGGCGAGAATACTGCGACGCATAAATGAGCCCGCCACTGAGCGGGCTTTTTATCACCTTCTATAAAAAATATGGGAATACCCATTGACGATAAATATGGGAGTGCCTATATTTGCATCCAAGCCAACGACACAGGCCTAGCAGCGAAAGCCGCGCCGCTCTTTAACAACCTGAAATCTTCGCGGATCGATCCCCGGAAACGGGAAGCCCTTGAGGCATCGCTGGAAACAGCGAACAGCGCGAAACACAAACTTCGATCTCCATGCAGGCTCTGGAACCTGCCGGACTCCCCTAATGGGAGGACGCCAAACCATGCAAGCCAGCCGGCGAAGAACACCGAACACGAAATGTGTGACGTCGGCCAGGTGGGGAAACCGCGGCGCCGCGCATGGGGCGGAGAAGCACGGAATTTTTCACTGATGCACCTGGCGACGGGTGCATTGGGAAAACAACCGGAGAGACGGAAATGCCCAAGTACATGCTCGACTACATCCGGCTTTGCCGGGAGTGCAGCCTTGATCTGCGCACGATCGGCAACATGCTGAACATCGTGATCCCTGGCCTTCAACGTGAAGCGACCAAGTTGCGCGCCGTGGCAGCGATGGTGCCGGAAGGCTGTCCGGAGCTTGAGCAAGACGCCGAGTTACTGGAATCAGCCATCCGTGCCGGTATCCAGCGTTGCGCCCCGCAGCCAGCCCAGCAAGAACTATTCGCCGCATGAAGATTTCACTGGCTGGCCTTCCACCGAGGGCCAGATGGGAAATCAACCGAGGAACGCAGCATGCAGATCAACCAGCAGAAAACGGTTCAGGTCGATGTGACCGAGCTTCGCCTTCACATCAAGGTATGCGATTCGTTCGCGGCCGGCCTGCAGGACGCCCAGGGCACAGAGGTAGGCAGCTACGAAGGTTACGTGCCCGACTTCTTCCCGGGTGAGCACTTCGGCGACTACCTGATCCTGAACATCGACCTGGAGACAGGTCAGATCAAGAACTGGCGAAAACCGAAGGCCAGCGACATCGAAAAGATGATCGCTCAGGACGTGGACGACTGACCGCCCTGGAGGGCAAGACGATGCGACCAGTTATGACTATGAAGGCAGTGCACGACGATCGCGGGCGCCGGATAGGTATCGAGGACGCGGCCGAAGGCAAGTTTCACGGCTGGGGTGTTGGGTACGAGGAGTTCGAAAACGGCCCCGGCAATTACAGCGTCGCCATCGTCGAAATGGCTGACGGCACCGTACAGACGCTAATGCCATGGCTGATCCGCTTTCTCGACAGCGATGTGGGCAATTCAGAAGCGCTCGATTACGCGTTGGCAAACCCAATCATCGGCTGATTCACCCCAAGGCGAGAGCCCGCACATGCGGCCCTTTTTCCAACTGCCGAGGAATGCTCGGTAGTTCAACCGGTGCGGAGGGCACGACCATGAAGTAGATGAACGATCCACCTTGCGAGTCGCAGTAAGCCTGAAGGCTGCGACCGACGCCGGGCAGGCAGCGGACAATTAGGCCATTCGATGTCACCGCGCATCGGCCGGGTTTCTGGCAGGCCACATCGCGCACGAAGAAAACTTGACGCTTCAAACCCAGGCTGTCGCCAGCAGCGGGCCTGGGCCCCTTCCATTCCTCCGACACCACCCGCATGCACATGACACCGCGCCCAACGGCAAACAGCGGAGCGTACGTGTGCAGCCGAGTTTTGTTGGATCAACCAACGAATGGAGAGAGCCATGAGCTGGATTGCGTATACCGATCAGAAACCAGAAGCAGCCGGCGCTTACCGCTGGCGCATGGAAAGCACCGTGGTAACCGGCATGTTCGTCACATTCATCGCGCACATGCGAACACGTGGCGCCGGCTACGAGAACGTTCTGTCGCCGCTGTTCGACTATTGGGATGGCTACCGTGTGCATGTGCCGGCGGGTCTTCAATGGCAACCTTTGCGCGCCGAGGATCCACAGGACGTTGAATGGCACCGAGTTGCGGCCGTAGAGGTCGAGAACCTTTCGCCGATGCCGTGCCCGTACTGCAACAGAGTTCCAGTGCTGGAAGGCTTGCAGCGATACCAGGGTCATAGCGGGTGTGATCGAAAAATGCCAAGCCACTACAACGAGTGGAGCTTGAAGTGCTGTTCCTGGGGCAACACTCCTTTGTACAAGAGCCCGATTGATCTGGTCGAGCGCCGCGACTCTGTGCTCCGTCGAATTTCCGCCTAACCCCAAACACCGGAGGTCGCCATGAGCGACTGGATCAAATGCAGCGACAGGCTGCCAGATTGCCCGCATGAGTGCACAACGGATCACACCATGGTTTCGCAGTCACTCCTCGTTACGAGCATCCATGATCCGCAAAGCCTGGGTATGGGCCATATGCGGCAAGACGGAAGCTGGAAGTTGTACGGGGGCGATTACGACTTCATGCACCCGGACGATATCACCCACTGGCAGCTATTCCCCGCCCCGCCCACCGAGTAACCGCCACCCTGGAGGCACCATGAACGCAGCACTGAACATCTGCCAGGAACGCTTCGACGCTTTGTTGCCTTCTGAGGTGCCCGACGACAGCGAGGCCGAGCGCGAATGGCTCGAGCATGCCGCGGAACAGCTGGTGTGCGGCGCTGACGTGTCGTGGAAGCGGCGCTACAGCAAGGCCTTCACCGTGACGGCTGATCAGTTCGCCACCTACCTTCAGGGCCACCTGAATCAGCGGCAGATCGATGGCAAGGATGAGCGTGATTCGTTCGCGCGCCTGGTGCTGGCCGCGGTCGTCGGCAGCCAAAGCGAGGCATACGGCCATGCCGGCGACCTGCTCGGATCTGGAAGGCCTGTCCAGGCCCTGGAACAGATCGCTATCGACATGCTCCGGCCATACGCCACTGATGCGGTGGCAGCCGAGCGCGAGGCGCAGGAAGACGATATGGATGGTGATCTATGAGCCCGCACATCCTCATCGACCAGGCCCTCGACGGCGTCGACGATCCAAGCAGCCAGTCGGACATCGACGTCCTGGTGCAGGGACTGATCACCCGCCTGTTTCTCGACGACGCAATCACGCGTGACGAATTCAATCACTACTGCAAGCGCTTGATGACTGCCTGTCAGCGGCGCAAGGAGGCAATGTGAGTACCCCACCGGTAAAAACCTTGATCGACGAGCAGATCGAGGACATCGAGCGCAAGCTGCAAATCATTGGCTACGTTGCCGCACCTGATGAACTGGCGTCTCGCGAGTTCCCGATTGCCATGCTGCCAAAGCAGCTTGAGCCCACGATGAAAGACGGACGGGTCGCGGTGAGGGCTCGGCCATGAAGACCACCTACTGGATCTTGGCAGCTTTCTTGACGGTTGCACTCATTGCTCAAATCGTCGCGCGTGAAAGTGCTGGAACCTGCCAGCTCCCCGCCTTGTCGATGAGGATGCAACGGTGAGCCGTCTACAAAGTTCCCGCCGCGCGGCCTACTGGCGCGGTTCTGCAGTCACCCTTCTCTTCTGCACATTCCTAATGCTGCTCGGCGCCCTGGCCGATCGCGTCACCTCCTGACTTTCAACTTCAAGCGCTGCGCACGCCGCGGCAAGGATTCGCTCGTGTCCGCACAAACCGAACTGGCCGTCGTGCCGCCGCAAGAAACCGCCCTCGCCGTTTACAGCACTCCGAACGGCCTGGAGCCATGGCTTCAACAGATCCGCAGCAAGATCGATGGCTTCACGCCGGACATCAGCACCCGCAAAGGCCGCGAGGCAATTGCCTCCATGGCCTACGCAGTCGCCAGGTCCAAAACCGCCCTGGATGACGTGGGCAAAAAGCTGGTGGCGGACCTGAAGGAGGTGCCGAAGAAGATCGACGCCGAGCGTAAGCGTGTTCGGGACACCCTTGAAGCTTGGCAGGAGGAAGTCCGCCGCCCGCTGAACGAGTGGCAAGCAGCGGAAGATGCCCGGGTCGACAAACACAACGACGGCATCGAGAGCATCAAGGCCCTGGCCAGGTTCGAAGAGCCGCCTACAGCCGCCCATGTTGCCCAGGTCATCGTCGACCTGGAGCTGCTGGCTCTCGACGATTCCTGGGAGGAGTTCTTGCCCGAAGCGGCCCAGGCAAAGGATCAAACGCTGATCGCGCTGCGCAGCCTTCTGGTCAAGCGCCAAAAGGAAGAGGCAGAGCAAGCCGAACTGGCACGTCTCCGGGCCGAAGCGGAAGCGCGCGAACAGAAAGATCGTGAGGAGCGCATTGCCCGAGAAGCCGCCGAGTGCGCCCGTATCGAAGCAGAGCAGAAAGCCCAGGCCGAGCGCGAAGCCACTCTGCGCCGCGAACAGGAAGCCAAGGCCGCCGCCGAGCGCCGTGAACTGGAGCTGAAGCTGCTGGCCGAACAAGCCGAGCGCGCCGCGGCCCAGGCGAAAGCTGATCAGGTCGCAGCTGAGCAGCGTGCCGAGCAAGAGCGCCAGGCGGCAGCGCAGCGCGCTGAGCAGGCTGCCGAACAGGCGCGCATCGATGAGCGCCGCCGGGCTGATGCAGCCGCCGCCGAGATTGTGCGGCAGCAGGAGGCCCGCGAACGCGATGAGGCGCACCGCCGTACCATCAACCGTTCCGCCCTTGAGGCGTTTGTCGCCGGCGGCATGACTGAGGAATGCGCCAAACAGGCGATCACGCTGATTGCCAAACGCCAGATCCCGAACGTTTCGATTGCCTACTGAGGTCGCCATGAGCAATACAGCACTCGCCGAGCAATCTGACGCTCGGCAGATCGCCTCCCCGGGGATCACCAGCGAGTCAACCGCAATGCTGACCATGATTCAGCGTGCTGCTACCGATCCCGCCTTCGACGCAGACAAGATGCAGAAGATGATGGAGATGTACGAACGGCACACGGATCGCACCGCTGCAGCGGCTTTCAACGCCGCGATGGTCAGGGCTCAAGCCGAGATCGGCCCAGTATTCCGCGACAAGTTCAACGCACAGACGAACAGCTCTTATGCCGCGCTTGAGTCGATTGACCGGAAAATATCGCCGGTCTACACGGCTTACGGCTTCTCACTGTCATTCGGCACTGGAGACAGTCCGCTGGCCGGCCACATCCGCACGGTGTGCGACTGCATGCATGAGGCTGGACACACGAAGCAGTACCACGTCGATCTTCCGATTGACTCGGCCGGCATCAAAGGCAGCGTGAACAAGACAGGCGTCCACGCCAGTGGTTCGACATACAGCTACGCCCGGCGCTATCTGACGATGATGATCTTCAATGTCGTCCTGACCAATGAGGACGACGACGGGAATGGGGATCAAACGCAGGGCCTTGGCGAACTCCTGAACGAGTGGATACCAAAGGCCTACGCCGCCGAGTCGAAAGAGGCTCTGACGGCTATCTGGCAAGCAGGCGTCCAGGCCTCCCAGGACCTGAAAGCTACCGACAAAAAAACGGCAACCGACCTCTATGAAGCATTGAAGGTTGCGGTCACCACTCGCGGGCAGCAGCTTAGCGCCCCCGCTCAAGAAGGAGCCGACCAATGATCATCGTTCACTGCTCTCAAGGATCAGACGCCTGGCATCAGGAAAGAGCCGGCGTCATCACAGCAAGCATGTTCAGCGACGCCCGCGCCCGGCTGAAGTCAGGCCCCAACAAGGGCGAGCCGACCGCCAAGGCCTTGGACTATGCCTTCCGTCTGGCCGTTGAGCGTATCAGCGGCTCCCCGCTGGATGGTGGATTCGAAACCTGGCAGATGAAGCGTGGACACGAACTGGAGCCCGAGGCCCGCATGGAGCACGAAATCCAGACAGGGCTGATCGTCACTCAGGTTGGATTGGTTAAAACCGATGATGGCGTGTTCGGCGCCAGTGCCGACGGCTTCATTGGCGAGGATGGCGGGTCTGAGTACAAATGCTTCTTGGCGCCGGAAAAGCTACGCTCCTTCCACATCGACAATGACGCCAGCGACATCATGGACCAAGTGCAAGGCTGTATGTGGATCACTGGACGCAAGTGGTGGCATATCGGGATGTACTGCCCAGACCTTAAGCCTGTCGGACGCCAGCTCTGGTGGCAGGAGTTTAAGCGCGACGAGGACTACATCGAGAAGCTCGAGGAGGACCTGTGGCAATTCAAGCTGCTGGTCGATCAGTACGAGGCCAAGCTGAGGAGTAAGGCAGCATGATCAGTCACGAACTCAGCATGATCCAGCTGAACGCGCCAAGAAGCGCAGAGCTGGCCAGCCATGTAGAAGCGTTCTTGAGTGTCGGAGGGACTATTCAGGAACTGGTTCCGTTCACCTACGTGCCATCGCCGATAAGGCATGAGCCGCCCGCCAAGAAAAAGGCTAAGTCGGCATCAAAACCAAGACAGACGCTGAAAGTCGACAAGCTCACTCAACGCGACATCGATCGAGAGCGGCGAGCCATTGAGCGAGCTGCAGCAAAGGAAGCCGAAGAGGAACACATTCGGAAGCTGGCAGAAACCATGACCATGGCCCAGGCAATTCTAAGGGTAGGCATGTCGCGTCGAACTCTAATACGAATCGCAGAGAAAGGAGGATTCAAGTTTCAGCCTGCAACCATTGCCGAAAAGCCTACGTCGCACAAAATCGATGAGGCCAAGGATACCAGTAATGCCGAGAGGATCAGGGCCTTCAAGGAAATTGGCCTGACTCGAAACCAGGCCCGCGAGAAGATCGGCATAACGTATACCTGCTTTATTCGTCTCCTAGAAAAGTTCGATATCGATTATCCCAAGGCCTTCTCGAGGCCCGCCTGCCCCAAAACAAACTCCATCTAATCGCGCCACATCCGACCACGGATGGCAGCGCCTGGAGGCCCACATGATCCGCCAATACCGATTCAGCGAGCTCATGGCTCGCCTGACGAATGACGAGTGGACGGTCATTCAGGACGACAAAGGACGCTTTGTGTTTATCCCGGTCGCCTATCGCGGGAGGCGCCTATGATGCCGCGAAAGTTCTGCGACGAAGATATCGATAAGGCCACGGAGCTGCGTCGACGCGGTGAGAAGTGGATCGTGATCGAGGCTCTACTCGGCGAAGGAATCCAGGGCGCCTGCGATAGACGTAGACGGCTGATGACGGCTGATGACGATACGAAACGCGAAGTCTTTGCCGCGAAGATCTGGCGCGAGCAGAAAATTGCCACACCTTGGATAGCTAGCGCATCCCACTTCGCGGACATGGATGTCCAGCTGCAATGGCAGGCATTCCAGAACCAATAAACACCCCTACCCCACGCTGCGCATCCGGTCCCGGAGGGCGGCGCATACCCCGGAGAAACACCATGACCCAAGTTACACAGCAAACCATCGCCGCAGCGGATCTGCCCGAGCGCGGCCAACCCCTCGCCGGCGGCATCTTCCTCACCCGCTACTGGCTCAACGGCGAAGAGCGCGCCCTGGTGCTGCTCGACGACGAACTGAGCGGCGCCTGGGGCGAGTACGGCCTGGATGTTCCCGGCGCCAAGAACTACAGCGACGGCGAAGCGAATACCCGGGCGATGGCCGAGGCCGGCAGCGAGATCGCCATCAAGGCCATGGAGTTGGGCGCGCACATCCCTTCCTGCCTGGAAGGCCAGCTGGTTATGGCAGCGAAGTCCGATGGCCTGGTTACGCTGCGCGAAGATCGCTGGCACTGGATGAGCACGCAGTACTCAGCCAACGACGCCTACAGCGTGGACTTCGAGGATGGCTGGCTCTACGGCTACGACAAGTACCACGAGCGCGTGGTGCGCCCCGTCCGCAGCCTCCCTATTCAGTAATTCATTCCTTCATTCGTTTTTCGCAGGCGTTTCCCGGGAGCGTCAGGACGACGCCCAGACCAGAAGCAAGCCGGGAAGCGCCGGCCGCCTGCACCCTATTCAACGCACAGGAGCATCCCATGCAACAAGTCAGCATCAGCGTTGACGCCAGCCTGGCGTCTCGAATCATCCAGCGCGAATTCGACAGGCTGCTCGGCGGATCGGTGGAGTCACCAGCCGCCAGCTATACCCCGCCACTAGGCGCCTACTGGCCAGGCGAAGGCGGCCACAATGCAGGCCTGGTCCGCGGCGAGAATGGCGAGCCGGACTACTACCTGATCGTTCCAACCCTGGAAGAGCAGCTGAGCGCCGAATGGGGCGGTTACGGCGAGCTGTGCGAAGGCGCTACCAGCGCCAGCGATGGACTGAAAAATACCAAGGCCCTACTGGCCGACAGTAACGAACACCCGGCCGCCAAGCTGGCCAGCGAGTTCACGGCCGACGGCCACAGTGACTACTACCTGCCCGCCAGGCGCGAACTGCAGGTCGCAGAGGCAAACGCCCCGGAGCTGTTCGAGAAGGCCCATCACTGGTCGTCTACGCAGTACTCAGCCGACAGCGCCTACAGCGTGGACTTCGAGGGTGGCTGGCTCCACAACGGCGGCAAGTGCCACGAGCGCGTGGTGCGCCCCGTCCGCAGAAAGTACTTCTGATCATTCAATGCTTCATTCCTGGGCGCCTCGGCGCCCTCGCTTTTAGGAGGCCAGGATGGCCCTGCATACGGAGTTGGAAATCCACAAGGTAGCCGATGAGCTGTTCCAGCTCTCTCTCAACCTGGTCCGCCATATTCCCCGTGACTTGAAACAAGTCGCCGGCAGCAAAATTCGAGACGTATCCCTTGAAATCTTACTGCTGATTGGCCGGGCCAACATGGCGCGAGACAAACGCCAGCACCTTACCCAGATAATCGAGAACACCTGGGCGCTCAACTACCTGTTCAGGGCTCTTTCTGACTCTGGCGCCATAAGCCGTGGTCAGCACGCCAAGGTAATAAAGCTCACGGCCTCCGTCGGCCGCCAGGCAAACGCCTGGAAGAAATCCGCAATCGCAACCGCGCCCGCTGCTTGAGGGTTACGGCTCTCCTGCCTGTGCGCTGAATCTGGTTGTGCCGCTGGCCCTTGGGCCACCGCCATGCGCATCAGAGATACCGCCGATCTAAAGCGTTCGGGCTGGTCTCGCGCAGTTTCTCTGCTGATCGGCATCGCCTTCGGCAGAGCGACGTAGATAGCACGACAGGTCGCAGTACTCAGCCAACAACGCCTACAACATGGACTTCGAGAATGGCTGGCTCAACAACAACGACAAGAACAACGAGCGCGTGGTGCGCCCCGTCCGCAGATTCGAGTGTTGCTCCTTTCCAGTTCGAGGATCTCGTCCAGGCCTACTACGATTGCCGGCGGCGCAAGCGGAACACCGCAAGCGCCAGGCGATACGAGCAGGACATGGAGATCAACTTGCTGGAGCTTTACGACGACCTGATAGCCGGCACCTACCGGCCAGGCCGCTCTATCTGTTTCGTAGTGACTCGGCCAAAGGCCCGCGAGGTATGGGCTGCCGACTTCCGCGACCGCATTGTTCACCACCTGCTGTACAACCGAATTGGCCCGGGTATCGAGCGCAGCTTCATAGCGGACAGCTGCGCCTGTATCCCAGGTCGAGGCACTCTGTACGCCGCAAAGCGCCTTGAGTCGAAGATCCGCAGCGTCACGCAGAATTGGTCGAGGCCGTGCTGGTATCTCAAGCTCGACATGGCCAATTTCTTTGTCTCGATCGACAAGCGCGTTCTGGCCCAGCAACTGACAGCGCGGATCAATGAACCATGGTGGCTGCAGCTGGCCATCCAGGTATTGATGCATGACCCGCGTGATAACTACGAGGTCCGCAGCCCGGCGCACCTGTTCAATCGGGTACCGCAGTACAAGCGCCTCACCGCGCAGCCTGCGCATCTCGGCCTTCCGATCGGCAATCTGTCATCGCAGTTCTTCGCCAACGTCTACCTCGACGCTCTCGACCAGTTCGCCAAGCACACGCTCCGCGCCAAGCATTACATCCGCTACGTCGACGATTTCGTCTTCCTGCACGAGTCGCCGCAGCAGTTGAACGAATGGCTGGCCCAGGTAGAGGCGTTCTTGCCGAGGCTTGGCGCCAGGCTCAACCCCAGCAAGACGATCCTGCAACCGGTCGACCGCGGCGTGGACTTCGTCGGGCACGTCATCAAGCCCTGGCGGCGAACCACTCGGAAGCGATCAGTTGCTCAGGCGCTAAAGCGAACCGCTGCGGCGCCGGCCGAAGATCTGCGCGAGACCGCCAATAGCTACTTCGGACTGCTCGGCCAAGCCAGCCACAGCCATAAGGACCGAGCAGCGCTTGCCAACCTGGTGCTGCGCCGCGGGCACGTCGTCAATGGCGACCTGACCAAGACCTACCCGAAGAAATAACCCCACTTCAACGAATCACGCCAGCCGGCGAGGAGCAACCATGCCCATTACCTATGGAAGCGTGTGCAGCGGCATCGAGGCCGCGACAATGGCCTGGCATCCGCTGGGTATGCGCGCCGCCTGGTTCGCCGAGATTGAGCCGTTCCCCTCGGCTGTCCTGGCCCACCACTACCACGATACGCCGAACCTCGGCGACATGACCCGCCTGGCCGCCCTGGTGCTGGTTGGCAAGATCGCGGCGCCCGACATTCTGGTAGGCGGCACACCCTGCCAGGCCTTCAGCGTAGCCGGTATGCGCGAAGGCCTGGCCGATCCCCGCGGCGCCCTCACCATCAAATACGTGGAGCTCGCAGATGCAACTGACTATGTTCGCGCCAGCAACCGAAAGCCGCCCTGTATCGTTGTCTGGGAGAACGTCCCCGGCGTCCTCAGTGACAAAGGGAACGCCTTCGGATGCTTTCTTGGCGCGCTTGCTGGGGAAGACTGCGAACTGCAGCCTTCAGGGAAGAAATGGCCGGACGCTGGTTGTGTGTATGGACCCAAAAGAACAATCTCGTGGCGGGTCCTGGACGCCCAATATTTCGGCCTGGCCCAACGACGCCGTCGTGTGTTCGTTGTCGCAAGTGCTCGAGACGGGTTCGATCCAACCGAGGTTCTTTTTGAGCGCGAAGGCGTGCGCCGGGATACTGCGCCGCGCCGAGGCGAGGGGCAAGACGTTACCGGAACAGCTCCTTTCGGCCCTGCGCTCCAGTGCGGATGCGGATACGTCTTCGGTGAGTCCCTAGGCCCTTACGGCTGCCCAAACTGCGAGGGCGACGAAGGGCCGGCGGTCGATATGTTCGGCGGTATCCCGGCATTCGGCGGGCACAGCTTAGGCAGTTCGGTCGAGCGCGCGGCGACGCTCACAGCGAAGGACACTCGGCTCGACATCGAAAGCGAGACGTTCTTCGTAGTGCCGCCGATTGACGCAAGTTACGGCCGGCTCCAGGGCTGCAGCCACCAGGATGCCAATCATGGTCATAGCCATCTGGTTGCCTTAAGTGCGCAGGTTCGCCGCCTAACTCTTGTTGAGTGCGAGCGCCTCCAGGGAATGCCCGATAACTACACCCTGATCCCCTGGCGCGGCAAACCAGCCAGTGAATGCCCGGATGGCCCTCGCTACAAAGCGATCGGGAACAGTAAGGCAGTCACCGTGGTTCGCTGGATCGGCAGGCGGATCTTGCAGCAGATTTAACCGCGATCAGCCAGCAACTTCGCCCCCAGCGCCCGTCCGGCCTGCTGAGCCAGGCCCCGGTCGGCGAAGGTCCGATCACCAGCAACAACCGGCACCACCACTTCCCCGCCGCGCTTCACCTCGACGTTTATCCGCCAGGTCTCCCTGCCTTCCTCGTCCTTCTCGCACTCCATGTAGTTCCAGAGCTGAAATCCTTCCAGCTCGTCATAGATATCGTGCTTTGTCATGGGCCTACCCGTTTTGAGGAAGGCGCCATCGTAGCACCTCAACTGCCCGGGCATGACCCGGTATAGGACGCCCCATGCCTACAGAAAACAACCCCGCAGTAATTTACCTCGGCCCAGCGTGCGAAGCCGAAACCGGCGATGGCAGGACCTGGGCAGAGGATAACCCCTGGCCGGACTGTGAATGCGGTCACCGCCCGGTCATGTACGTCCTGGGCGAGACGTTCAATCGCGTCAAAGCCGAGCGCTACGCCCTGCGTGCCGAACTGGACGCGCTGAAAGCCCAGCCCCAGGGCGAGCCGGTGGCATATCTGTGCCAGGCTAAAGGTTCGAAGTGGTTGCAATACGGGTCAACTGTTCATGATCCTTGGCTGCCGGGCGAAGTCGATCTGACACCGCTCTACGCCTCGCCGCCAGCGCTGGTGGAAAGCCCGATAAGTGAACTAGAAATTCTGCGGAGCACCTGCAAGCAGCTCGAAGCATTCCGCGACAAAGTGGTGTCCGGGTGGCTGACGACTCGTCCGGCATGTTTCGCGATGAAGTCCATGCTTGAGCGAATCCAAGCCAAGAAGGGCACTACCCATGCAGTTTATGGCTTTCCAGAAGATGGTTATGACGTGCCGCTCTATACCTCGCCGCCCGCGCCGGTAGCGGTGGTGCTGCCCCGTGATGCTGACAAGGCATTCAAGGAGTGGGCAAGCGCCCTGCCTTCTCCGCCTTCAGCGTTCTACGCCTACTTGGCTGGCATCGCAGAAGTAGCCCGCCTCAACAGCCTGTAACCCCCCCCCTTCAACTCTCTCAACTCGGCAGCAAGCCGAAAGGACAAGTCATGCCTACCGAAAACCAAGATCAAGCATTCGAACTCAATGGCAGCCAGCCGGCACGCCCTCTGCTTCTTTGCTTCCAGGTCGGCGACTGCGACTGGGTAGCAGCCACTGACGAAGACGAAGCCCGCCGCGTGCTGGCTGAAATGAACGGTGATGACCCATCTGAATACGCGGATTGGGACGTCGAGCTGACCAGTGACAGCATGCTCGACAGGCAATGGATCGATGAGGAAACGCGGGGCGAGTGCGGATGCCTTCGCCAATGGCTGGCAGAAGCCACAGAACCCACCTACCTGATGGGAACGGAGGGCTGACGCCATGATCCTTCTCTCCCTCCCCGCACTGCTGTTCCTGGGCCAGCACATCTACCGAGGGCCGAAGCGATGATCGAACAAAACACCAAAGAATTTTATTCTGCCGAGCAGGCCTCTCAGCATGCTGCCAACTGGTGCAAGCGCAATCCAGCATGGCGCCGGATCTGTGATATCCCGGATCACTCCGAGCTCATGAAAACCTACGATGAGATTCCGAAACGAGAGCGTGTTTACTGGGAGAAGAATGGCGGCGAAGAATGCTGGCGAGAATTCGGGCGCGAAGGAAGCAAAGTGCCTACGGGGTTCATCTCTGGAAAGGGCGAGTTTTTCGACAACGTGCTGAAAGTGCCTCTCCATCACAACATGATGATGGTGTTTCGCGTGGGCAGGAGCTGGAGGCCATGAGTGATGCCCCTATCGAGCCGCAGGAATACCTCTATGGCGTGAAGGTTGTCCAGATCGAGGACATCCGGGTCGCCCGGGGCCTTACTCGGCGCCCAGCATCAACCTGTCGGCACCGCAAGCTGGTATATGACGACAAGGAGCGCAGGGTCTGGTGCAGTGATTGCGAGACGGAAGTCGAGGCCTTCGACGCATTCGTAAATCTGGTTGAGAAATTCAGCGCAGCCACAGGCCGGATCAACCGCCGCGCCGCTGAACTGGCTGAGGCCGAGAAATTCCAGATCCGCAGCCGGGCAGCGAAGGTGATGGACGAAGCCTGGCGAAGCACCAAGACTGCGCCACTCTGCCCTCACTGCAACAACCCGCTTATGCCAGAAGACGTAGTCGGCGGATTGGCCAGCGCATCCAAGGCCATCGTCGTCGCCGAGCGCAAGCGAAAGTCCGAAGCCAACCCCAAATAGGAGTTCGCCACAGCCCGCTAGCAGTCGGCGCAGGCCAGGACAACGGGCCGGGCGAACGATTCAACAGTAGCCGCGCGCAACGCCGGCGTCTGCAAGACCTTTCCGAAACAACCCCTCCACTTTCAGAAGCCTGCCGAGCGCGGGCGAGGAAAACTCATGCCCCAAGAACAGAAAGTCCAATGCACCCGCTGCCGGAACAAGCACCTGTATAGCGAACGAACTAGAGCCCCCAGCGCAACTATCAGCGGCGCTCTTGACCTGGTCTGCCCGCGCTGCAACTGCCGCAACTACTACCGCCTAGATGCCGACGGTAGGCGCTCGGCGTAGCCGTCAACGCCTTCTGCCACCCAGCGCGACAACCCACCCCATCAATCACGCCGGCCGGAGACGGCCGGCGAGGAATTCGCATGCAGTACGACATCCACGAAAAACGTCAGGACGGTGGCGTAGGCCGCCTCCTCGACGTAATCGACAGAACCCCAGAACGACGCCAAACCGGGCTCTTCGTAGAGTTCGACGGCGAATTTCACCCAGTGCTGACCGGAATCAGGAACTTCATTGTCCTGACTGCTGAGCGGTGGGAAATGATGAAAAGGAGAGATGAGATATGACAATCGAATTCTTATCACATGAGGATGTTTGTCAGCTGACTGGCGCAAGGACAAAGGCCGGACAGATCGCAGTTCTCGTTCGAAATGGCATTCGCCACACTATCAAACGCAGTGGATGGCCATGCGTGATCTCGGCCGCGCTTGTCGGCGGACCGGTAGATCCGAAAGAAAAACTAACCTGGAAGCCACGCAAGGCGGGATAAATGGGACGCAGACCGACAAAGCCTGGGAGCATATCCCGGCTCAGGGAAAGGAAGCGCGGAAAGCTGGTGTACTTCACCTATGACCTTGGCGGTAAGCCGCGCAAAGAGATCTATCTTGGGAAGGATTATGGCGTTGCGATCATGGAATACGCTCGCCTCGAGCGCGACCGCACCGCAACAGAAGCTGCAGCTAAGGTCATTACTTTCCGCTACGTGGCAGAGAAGTACCTGGTTGAAATTGTTCCAACAAAGGGTTCAAACACCCAGAAAGACAACCTCCGGGAAATGAAGAACCTGCTGGCGTTCTTCGATGACCCGCCCGGGCCGCTCGACAACATCGAGCCCATACACATCAGGCAGTATTTGACCTGGCGTTCCTCTGCACCAGTTCGTGCGAATCGCGAGAAGGCTCTCTTCAGCGCCATCTGGAACTACGCGCGCGACAAGGGATATACGGCGCTGGCAAACCCATGCTCTGGAATCAAGGGGAACAAAGAAACCGGTCGGGATACCTATGTTGAGGATGACCTGCTTAAGCGGGTGTATGACAAGGCAGATGTAGGCCTTCGGGATGCTTTGGACTTGTTTTATCTGACTGGCCAGCGTATCGGCGACACTCTAAAAATGGACGAGCGTGATATTCGCGAAGGTCGCTTAACTGTTCAGCAAGGGAAGACAAAGGCCAAGCGACGCATCGAGATCACTGGAGAACTGAAAGCGGTTCTTGATCGAATCCTGGCAAGAAAGGCTTCCCACAAGGTCCGCTCGACGCGGCTGATCGTTTTGGAAGATGGCACGCCGATGACGACGGCAATGTTGCGGAGAAGGTTTGACCTGGCCAGAGAAGCCGCTGGAGTGGCCAAGCCTGAATTCCAGATGAGGGATCTGCGGGCAAAAGCCGGCACAGACAAAGAGGAGTCAAGCGATATCGTCCAGGCCCGCGACCAGCTCGGCCACACAACGGTTGTCATGACGGAGCATTACATCAGGAATCGAAGGGGGAAGAAGGTTTCGCCAACCAAGTGA